ATGACCCGACGAAAATTGGCGTCAAGCAAGAAGCCATTGGCACGATTCCTTTGGATCGCGCTAATCTTCCTGTTGGAAGTGTCTTCGTTTACGAAGCCGCACCTACTTCTGAAAAGAAGTAGGTCGCCTTTTTTTAAGGTCATAGACCTTAGAAACCCATTATAAACACTGTTAAGTGTATGTGTTAAATGCACAAAAAACAGGATGTTCCTGTTCGGTTTTCGTACTTTCCATATAAAAAAGTACATTATGAACTAACAGGGTAACTCCCTTAACAGTTCACCAATAGGGTAATGACCTACCATTATGCTTACCTAGGAGGGTATATGCAACAATTATCAATACTATCTGTCTATCACGTTCCATCACTAGAAAAACTTTATATTAAAGTTGTTAATGTAGATGGTCCAAGATATGTTTTAACGTTTACAATGCATAAAGAAAACGCATCCATATTCAATCAAGATCAAGTCAAAGATTTACTCGAAGACTTTAGATCCCACAATCAAGACCAAGCATATTTCGCAGATGAATCTATTCATACCGAAATGAAACAAGGTCTGATTGAAGTACATAACGAATCATTATGACCTTCGAAGAATTCTGTAAACAAGCTGAAGCATCTCCCTTTACTTGGGAGATCTTCGGCGAAATGAATGAACTTCTACACGAAGGATATTCAGAACAACAAGCTTATACCCAAGCGTTAGCTTACGGGTATGACTTGGAACAAGAAGCATTACGCTTTGAAAAAAGTCTACGATAACATAGCAACTACACAGAATTTACACACCTGTGTAGTTTGCGTTTAATGAAAGGAATAATTATGGAACACACAGTGTTACTTTCTCACAATGCTATGATTCGTATAGCTCAAATTCAACATGAACTTTCTGCTATCGAAGAAGGTTATATTGATATGCTTAATGGTAATGAAACTATTACAGATAGACTTCTTATTTTAAGTTATGAATTATTAGAAATACTTAGTAAATGAAAGGAACTTTTAAATGAAAAAGTTACAGACTAAATACGCACAGCGTAGAGAACCAGACTATGTCTTGTTTGAAGTACTACAAACATTGTTAACTGCAAGATCTAAAATTAGATCTAAAGATGTCAAACGATACGAAGATAAGCTTCAACTTATCATCGATCAGCTATATGCTGAACTGAAAGGAATGTAAGTTATGTTAAAAGGAAGAGACATCATTGTATACCTTGCAATAAAGTATCAAGGTGACTGGAACGCTATCTACCAAGCAATTAAAAACAAAGAGCTTGTAGATGAACCAACAGTCCATGAAACATTAGCTAAAGAAGAATCAAAGATTGTTACAATCATTGATGAAGATTACCCTGAACGCCTAAAAAGAATATACAAACCACCGTTTGTTTTATTCTATTATGGTAAACTTGACACATTAAACTACCGTAAATCATTAGGAATTTATGCAGAAAAACTTACAGAATATAGCTTATCAACAAGCCAAAATATTATTGGTCAAGTCAATGCAGATTCCACCTTAATCATGATTAATAACGATGGTAGTCCATTGTTTAATCGTTCTTTTGATAACAATGTAACCATACTACATTCAAGTATTAGAGCATTACAATCAGGAGAAAAACTTGTTATGGGTGAATACCCATCCAATACTGGAGGTGCAGCTGACCTAAAAAACTGGGCAGCTCGTTTAATCGTTGGTCTATCTGATGTAGTATTTCTACCAGAAACCAAAACTAAAGTTGCTAAAATTACTGCTGGGTACTCAGCCTACTTAAATAAACAAGTAGCAATCGTACCTCAACAAGCTAATTCTAAAAACATTAGCAACCAATTAATACAAGACAATATAGCTAAAGTCGTATTACATGGCAAAGATATCTTAGCTATGTATAACGATGTCAAAGATTCATCAGCACCACCTAACCCTGAACATCTTAAAGAGTCAGGTATAAACTAAACATATTGTGGTTGTGCATAAGCACCACGTAAAAGACTTAACGTACCCTTTCCCCCTAGAAATAACGGTAAGTCTTTCCACACTTAAAAACAAAGGAGCCCAACATGGGTAGAAAACAAATAGATAAATGGTTTACAGTCGAAGGACGATTCGATATTACTTTGCGAGTTATGGCTAAAGATAAAGCTGAAGCTATCGCATGGGCCACTGAAAAATTCAATGGTAGTTTATTTCAAATCAGCACTGCTGAAATGTTACCACCTGCAGGTCCTCAACTTGTAACTATGTCTACTAAGAAAATTAAAAAGCCACGCCGTGACAAGCATACATCTTGGGTATAATCTATGGGCTTAGATCAAATACTTATCTCCAGTAAACGTGGTACCGTTATTGATTGGCGTAAAGCTAATCAAATCCATGGTTGGTTTGACCACCAATTAGGTGGAGTTAAAAACATAACTAAGTATCCAGTTAAAGCAACGCAATTAGAATTTCTATTAGACGATTGTATAAGAGTCAAAGAACAACTAATTGCAGGCGGTACTAAACTAATCGAACAAGTCGTTGAACGTGGCATTAAAGATGGACAACCATTCGAGAAAAAAGAAATGATCCCATCATTTGTTAACGTTGCATTAGCACAAGAGTTGTTACCACCTACTCCAGGATTTTTCTTCGGAGGTTATGACTTCGATGAATGGTATCTTAAACAAATAGATGAAACAATTGAAAAGCTAATGCAAGTCTTATCAACAAAACAAAAAGGTGAACGCTTTTATTACGAAGCCTGGTGGTAATTAATCCTTACCCCATTTAGATATAACTAGATGGGGTATCTTCACACAGTACATTGGACTGTAGCATAGGATGAGACCTAGTCTCAATACCCTTCTAAGTCTAATCCCCCAATGATCCGGTGCAAGTCCGGTAGGAGAAACATATGGAAAAAATATTTCAATACAATTATTTAAAAAAGTTTTTACAAAAATATCGTTCAGCAAAACGTGCCGATCCAATGATGATTAAAGTCTTTGATAGTATTCTATCTGATATTGAAACAGACATTATAAGTGAAGACTTAAAAAGGAGAAACCTTAAATGAAACAAGATTACACTTACCTTATAGGTAAGCTTATTGTCATCGTCTACATGGACGGTGAACCACATTACAATGGACGACAAGGTGTTGTCAATCACGTTGATGACATGGGTCAACTTCATGGTACATGGGGTGGACTTGCTGTCAATCCACAAGTAGATAAGTATGTTATCTTACAACAACAAGAACAAGAAAGAGGACCAGCACATGACTAAATTAAACTTACAAAAACTAGTAGCATACTTAGTAGATGAACTAAGAAATCTTGGTATGGACCCCAAGGACTTAGCTTACATTCTTAGATTACATGGTATGTCTGATGAAGACATCTTGGAATATTATGGCATCACAAGTAATTAGTAAACGTATAGGTGAAGTCTATAACAAACTACACAAACTAATAGTTAATGATTTATTATCAATAGACTTTCACGATGATGTTTTATACACACAGCAACTTAATAAGTTAGCTGAACTTATGAATGTATTAATATTATTATCCGAACGTTTTAGAAAAAAAGAAATGTTAAATAACACTGCCGGTATGACAGTAGTTCAATTCCGATTAAAGAAAGGGAAAGTAAAATGACAACATCAGAAATCGTACTACGTATGCGTGATGACCTTTCAAAAGGTCTAACCAAAGTTGTATCTAGCGATGGCTATCGATACTATACGGATACATTAACTCAACAAATTATTGTACCGATTACTACCCCAGATGAAACAGCCTTGCTCTATGAAAAGCTAATGATTAATACAATCAGTGCTAAACAAGATGCAAGCAAAGACTTATTCTCAACACTACCAAGAGCATCGATGTTCGTAGGTCAACCAGATACTGGTAAGACATACCGAGCAGAAGAGATCGCTAAACAATGTGGTATTGAACCACTGTTTAAAATGTGTAGAGATAATCTTAACCTCGAAACTTTATTCGAAGACTTTAAATTAATCGACGGTAAACCTATGTTCGAAGAATCACTCGCCATTAAAATGATGAGCGATCCACAAAAGCGCAGATACATTATCATCTTAGATGAATTCAATACCCTGTTAACAGGTGTAATGAAAACATTCCAACCAATCCTTGATGATACTTCAACCACGTTTGAGTATCGAGGTAAGGTCTATCATAAAAATTTTAACTGCAAATTTATTGTTACCTTAAACGATAAAGATAAAGGTATCAGTATTGTTCCCGATGCAATCTTATCACGCGTTGAACTAACGTTCTTTGAACCAGTTCCAACAAGTACAATTGCTAAGTGGACAACTGTAAATGTTGAATGGATTAATAATCTATTTAATATCTATAAAGTGTTAGGTCTTACTAACATCTTTGGTACACGCCAAGTAAAAATATTACATGGCAAACATATCGATCGTATTCGTAATCATCTATACGGCATTTGCAAAATGACAAAGACAGATGATAAGCTACTCGACACATTGCAAGTACAACAACTTGTCAATAAATTATAGAAAGGAATAGTCATGGACTTTGAATTATTTTATCCCATCACTCAAGAAGAATACGAAAGTATTCAACGCGACCAATGTAACGGTGTTATTAAATACACAATTACAAAGCCATTAGAACGATCAGATCTTAAAGATCTAAATAAAATCATGGCTGTCTGTGGTGTCAACGATACCTCAAGACACATTGGATACATAGACTTGTGGGATGTATGGCAATCACAAAACAAGTTATACTTAAGACACAGAGTCCTTGACTCAACCGATTAACATGGAAGAAAATAAAAAACCAGTTGATCCTATCAAGCAAGCATATGCAAATGTGCTTCAATTTATTACAAACAATTTTTATACAAGTGATGGTAAAGAAATCAAAGTCGTCATTAACAATGAAGACACAGATAATAAGTACGATGGTAATAAGATTGTCTTAAGTGAATCACTTATGGATGCTTACGGTACATTAAACTTACCAAGATTCCTAATTTATTACCATGAATTAGGACATCACTTATACTCCAAAGGTTTGTTTGTGATGTTAGAAACTTGGTCTAAAATAACAAGTGGTCCATTAAAATGGATCCAACACTATCATCATCTTATTAATTGGATTGAAGATTTTTATATCGAAAAGAAATTAAAGAAAGACCATAGTTATCTTACCGATGTCATCGACTGTATTCGTAAACTAAAACCAGAGTATGACATTACACAGCTACCGTATGCATTTAATTATTATTATGTATACGAAGCCCCGACTCCTACCTTAACTTATGCTGATCAATTAATATTTAAAGGATACATTGATAAGCTCATGTCCTTTAGAGACACAAACAAAACCAGATTTGGTATGGGTATACTAACAACACTTAGTATCAAACCAAGTAATGAAACACAATTTGCTACAACAATCATTGAGTTTTATAACTGGTGCATAAGTAAAAAGATATTTGATAACACAAATAATCCACCACCTCCACCACTTAAAAATCCTAATCAACATATCAATCCTTTAGATAACAAAGGTCAGATACAACAATTCTTAGATAAACTTGATAAGCAAATAGGACCTGACAACCATTTAAATAATGGAGGAACAAGTACTGACCACACTAAAATTGTAGGTGAGTTTGATTTTTACAAAGAAGAATCTCATGTTAAACAACCTACTGATTTAATTAAAGGGGAACTTGTTCAAGAAAAAACTTTAGTTAATAAAGAACTATTAGATATGTCACAACGTATTCAAACAGACCATCATACATTAGATGGATTGTTTACAGCACAGTATAAAGATTCTATTACCATACAACCAAAGGTTAATGTACTTAACTTCTTTAATCCACATCGATTAGCCGATCAGAATTTGTTCTTAGAAAAAGGACATACCTATATGAACGTTGCAATCTATCGCGACATATCTGGTAGTACCGAAGGTTTTATCCACGAAATTATGAGTGATGTATGTGAACAACTGTACAAAGATATACCTGTCGACATCACTTATTATTTATATTCAAGTGGTGACGTCAGCATTATCCAAGTCCCTTATATTAAATGGTCTGATAGTAATAACACACCAAAACAATATGAAGAAGACCCACTCTATAAACAATTAGGTGGCGGTACAAACAGTGACGCGATTGCCGATGTCATTACCCAACAACTATCTGATAAATGGTTAAACATTATCGTAACCGATGGTGATCTAAACTCATTGATGGCTAGACAAAACATTCACGCTTTGCTAAAGAATGTATTCGTCGTCTCTGTATCCAGTGAACTAGATAACAATTTAAAAGGTATTTCTATCCGAAATAAAAACGATGTAACAAGTATTAATAGTATGTTGCAGTCAGTTAATTTGTCTGGTTAACACCAGAGAAAAGGAGTATAATTATATAGATGAATATCTATCAACTAGTCTTCGGTGTTGACTCTGGACAAGTCAACTGTGCCTTTCATGATGACTCTACACCCAGTGCTGGTGTTGGTCATGAAGGGCAATACAACTGTTTAACTTGTGGAGCAAAAGCCCACAATGAAATTGGATTTATATCTAAGTACTTTGGCGTAAGTCAAAGATATGCAGCGACAATCCAATCGTCTCTGATTAAAGCAGAAGAGTATAAGTATAACAAGAATCCCATTAGTGAAGAACAAAACAACTACCTTAAAGGCATAGGCCTAAGCGATGCAATCATAAAAGATAATTTCTTTATGGCATCCACAGGTAAGTTAATGTACGAACACAAATGGAATGGTGTTAGGATAGGTACAACTTGGTTTAACAATCCAGGTTTATCTAATCACAATGCTACTGCTGCCAAGTACAAGTATGGTCCAGGTGTATTCTCAGGAATGCTAACACCTTATGATGTTGTTCAAGCTAACAACACAATCATTATTTGTGAAGGCGAAAAAGATATGCTGACTGCGCGATCCCAAGGCATCACCAATGCAGTCGCTAAACTAGGTGGTGCTAAGTCTTATATCATAGGAGGTAAAAATCTAGAGAACAAAAATGTTGTCTTGGTTTATGACTGTGATGAAGCAGGTAGAGCTGGTGCAAAACAAGATGCGCAAATACTTACGGAACGTTTTAAGTGCAAAGTTAAAGTCATTGACTTAGGTTTAGGCGACGCCGAAGACCTCAATGATTTCTTTGTCAAACATAAAAAGACACCGCAAGATTTGTATAATCTATTTAAGACCACGCCTATTTACATAGCCGAGTTAGAAACGGCACAATCTAAACTACATAAGCTTGTATCCAAACTCACACCCGATGAGATCGATCAGCTCGTAGTTATACTGAAAGAAAAACAAGGAGAAAAACAATGAACAAACCTTCATTAAAAGACATTCTAATTAAGGACGCAAATACTGCCAAGACCCAAGGTGGTATTGTCAACGAAGTGTTAGCACCTGGAAGTTATGTTGCTAAAGTGTTAGGCTTCACCGAAGAAGAAGCTTATCAATTTGTCACTGTTGAAATCAACAAGAAGAAATTTAATTTCTTTTACAACTACTACTTACGTGGTACTCAAGACTTAGATGGTACGTTAATCAACTGGATTAAAGCGTTAGCTACAATCCCAGTCAAAGATACTACGTCACTATTAGAAATTGCTAATAGCGCAATTGGTTCTAGCTTCAAAGTCACCATCTATAACTACGTGTCAAAGACTGGCAAGAACGCTGGCAAAACTCAACACGGTATTTCTTTCAAAGATAAACCAGTGTTAGAAACCACAACGATTCAAACAGAACAAGTTGAATTACCATTCTAACTAATACAAAACCTTGCGGTGTATAGGTCAACCGCTTTCTTAAAGAAAGGAAAGACATTATGAAACACGCCTATCTGTTATATACAGGGTATGGTAAAACTAAAATGTGTTTAGATAAAATAATGGCTGCTCCTACTAAACCAAGAACGTTACTTATAAGTACAAAGAACGTGATTGAATCTTCATGGATAGGCGAGATAGATAAATGGTACAAAGATAAAATATCTTACGGATATATTACAGGTAAACTTAAAGAAGAAGATCGTATACAAGTTGTTAATCAACAGTTCGATATCTTCGGAATGAATACCGAAATGATTGACTGGTACATCAGTCATACCACCGATGTTAAACGTAAGTCTTATGGCAAACAAGGTGTTAAATTACACTACGACGAACAACAATTGATTGATCGTTTCGATCTATTAATCATTGACGAAGTAAGTTTGTTTAAGAATTATCGTTCACAACGGTTTAAACTTATTAAGAAGTGGGCACATCAAATCAAAAACGTTATGATTCTGTCTGCCACACCGACACCTAAAAACATAGAAGACATATGGGCACCCATCTATTTACTAGACGGTGGTCAACGCTTAGGGCATACCATCACAGAGTTTAGAACTAACTATGCTATACCTGTACCATTAATGAATGGGCAGAATCGTTATCAATATTCTATTGAAGCGACCAATCATATTCTAAACCTTATCAAAGATGTATCAACCAGTATACCTGAGCCAGACCAACCATTGTTTCCAGAACCTATTGTCAAGAAACTTATTATTAAACCAGACCCAGTCACTGAACAATTGCTAAAACAATTTAAACAAGACTTCATTATCAAACTTGATAACGGAAATAATCTTATTGCTTTTAGTAAGACGCAGTTGATTAATAAGATTAACCAGATAGCTAGTGGTAATGTGTATAACCAAGATCAAGTTGTTCATCTTAATGAACTAAAGATCCGAGTATTAATGCAACGCATTAGTACAATTACTACACCCATATTAATTACATATACATATGTATTTGATAAAGAACAATTACTTAAGATACCTGGCACACGATTGTTATCTAACAAAGAAGACTTCGAAGATTGGAATGCCAACAAAATAAAGATTGGTATCCTTAGTCCATTCAGTGCAGCACACGGACTTAACTTACAGTACAGTGATTGCAAAGATATCTTCTGGTTCAGTCCAATATGGGACACAGAAAAATGGATACAAACAAATGCACGTATATGTAGACGTGGTCAAACAAGAGAAGTAACTGTCAATGTTTTATTACTTAAAGATAGTTATGACGAATACGCATTCGAATTGTGCCAAGAAAAATTCAAAGCACAGTATAGTAACTTAGTAAAACTAAGATGAAAGGAGACCTGTATGGTCAAATATCTTATCTATGATACTGAAACCTCAGGTCTCAATATCATTTCCGACAAGCCGTTTATGTTTCAATATGGATTGGTTGACCACAACTTAGAACTATTAGAAACCAAATGGTTTCACGTGAAAGACACCGCAAGTCGTGATGTGTTTGTACAACATTTGAATAATATTCAAACGATTGTAGGACATAACATTAAGTTTGACGTGCACATGGCCATCAATCATGGTATCGATTCAAAGTTATTTAATAATAAAAACTTTATTGATACCGCTGTATTAGCCAGACTAGTACTAGACCATGACATTCAAACAGACAAAACATTTTCTGTTGGTTTAAAAACACTTGGCGTTCGATACTTAGGTATTGATTCTAACCAAGAAGAACGTGCATTGAAGATGGAACTTAGCCGACTTGTGTCTGAACATAAACAAAAGATGAAAGATTATTTTACAGCCAATAACTTATGGGATACAAAACAATCTGCTACCAATCAAACCAAAACACTTAACCATATCTATAGCGATTGGAATAAAGTATTTCATTTGTATCCACAATACACAGCAATAAGAAAACAATTCTTACAAGCTAATCCAGAACCAACCTATGAACAATGTTCTAACGTTGTAACTTATGGTCTTACTGATATTAGATTGACCCATGGTTTATTTAAACTATGGTTCCCTAAAGTGGTACAACTTCAACAAGTTGAAACACTTAAACGTATTAGTAATGCAACCTATCCACTTGTTGTGATGGAACGTCAAGGTCTTACTGTCGACGTTAAACAAGTACTTAAAGATAGAGCTAAAATCGTAGATGAATTATCTAAAACAAAGATTGTTGATACAAGAACTAACACTGAGTTATCCATTGGTCAACACGCTAAGCTTAAAGACTTATACGAATACGAATCCGGTGAACAACTAGAAAGCTCTGATAAAGAAACACGTAGTGAGATCGAAGATGTATCTCCAGCTGCTAAGGCAGCAAATTACATAGCTAAATTAGATAAGTATCTTAATACCTATGTGCGTTCTATATTAGATAAGCTTACCATAGTCAACGGTGAGTACCGTGTCTTTACCCAATACAACTTAGCCGGTACCATTACAGGTCGTTTATCTTCTGACTTCCAACAGTTCCCCAAAGAACCAATTACATTAGCCGATGGAACAGAAGTTAATATACGTAGTTGGTTTGTAGTCCCAAGCAAAGACAAGTACATGTTCTACTTTGACTATAGTCAAATGGAACTACGCTTGCAATGTGAATGGACTAACATTGTAAATGGTGAGCCAGACATTAACATGGTCCGCGCTTTCACACCATACAAATGTATACAACGAGATGGTAAATACTATCTTGAAGAAGACCAAACTAAAGAGTGGAAGCCCACTGACTTACACGGCTTGACTACAAAGAACGCATTCCCAGGCATCGATGAAACACATGTCGACTGGAAAAAATACCGACAACTCGGTAAGCGTACAAACTTCGCAGTTAACTATGGCGCTGCTGCACCTAAGATTCAACAAGCATTAAAGGTAGATTTCCCTACTGCGCAAGCATTAGTACAAGGTTATCGTAAAGCTTTTGCTGGTGTTGTCGCCTTTGGTAAGTGGATTAGTAACCGTGTTTATATCACGGACAATATCCCTAACCTATTACTGCGTCGATACTTTAGCCGCAACAAACATCAACTACAAAACTGGTTGGTGCAAGGTAGTGGCGCAGACATTCTATTACTAAAGCTCAGAGAAATCTATGAGTATATTAAATCTAAACCACACTGGAAGTTTATGATTACAGTGCATGATGAATTAGGATTTGTATGTTCTGATATACCTGAAGCTCAACTTAAAGAAGAAGTAAAACATATACAAAACTTAATGACACATAGCATGACTGCTGTTGATATCATTAGTGATGTAGAATACACCAAGACCAAATGGTCAGAAAAGGATGAGTGGCATGGAGTTTAATGACAAGACACATAAGTATTCACACGAAGGTAATGAGTACATCAGCGTAACCCAACTCATTAAAAAGTATGGGCTATCTGTAAACTATGAAGGAATACCTGCCGACATATTAGAGAAAGCTGCAGCTAAAGGTAAAGCTATCCACAAACATTTAGAGTTATATATTAACGGAGACAAGAGTATGTTAGGAACAATCAATGAAGTTGATATGTTTGACAACTACATCAAAACCCGTGGTATAGAACCTATGACAGTCAAGTCAGAACAAATTGTTTATGACACAACTTATAAGATTGCCGGTACTGTTGACTTACAATATGTCGATGGACCTGACAATATTATTGCCGACTTTAAAACTACATCTAGTCTACACATAGATGCAGTAGCATGGCAACTTAGTATCTATAACTATATGTTATGTAAAGGTGACGTGATGACCTATTACTTTAATAAACTTAAAGTGTTTCATTACACCGGCACCAAACTATACGTTAAAGATGTATACCTTGTAGACTTTGATCAAGTCAAAGCTTTATTAGAAACTAATCAACGTGGTGACACTGAGTTTAATTATGTTAAACCTAACACCGTTGTTGCTGGTTCTGATGAACAATTAATTGGTCAAATACTAAACGAACTTGATACACACAAAGGTGTGATATCTAAATTAGAAGGTGAGCTTGATGTGTTGTTAGATAAAGTTAGAGAAAAAATGGCAGCACAAAAAGACTATAGCTTTTATAACGATCAATACACAATTAACTATGTACACCCACAGAACCGAAAGACACTCGATGCTACTAAAGTTAAACAACATCTTCTTAATAATGGTCAGAACATAGATGACTTTATGAAAGAAACCGTAACTAAGGATAGTGTCAAAGCCGTTTTAAGAAAGTAATAAAACAGGGGGACTAACCCTCCCCCTTTTATTAAGGCATAAGGAGGAAAAACAATGCCAATAGTTTTGCAGTCAGCCGTCAAAATTCTTAAGCCCATTAAGGTCATGTCTTACGGACCGACCTATAGTGGCAAGACTCTCAGCTCTTTGTATCTAGCTGTGGGTGCAGTCATGAACATACGTAAATGTACTGAAGCCGAAGCATACAAACACATAGTCTTGATCGACACTGAGTTCGGTCGAGGCGCACTCTACAATAAGATTGGTTTATATAACTATCTTAAGATTGATCCGCCATACTTTACTGAAAAGTTGGTGACCATGCTAGCTGAACTCAATACGATGGAACAAGTTGATGTTATTATCATCGACTCCATTACCCACTTCTGGGTTAAAGAAGGTGGCATTTTAGATCAAAAAGCAATGAAGGATAAGCTAGGTGGTAACTCATATACTAACTGGCAAGACTTCACAACTAAGTTCAATAAGATGATTGACTCTATCTTATCTTCACCTAAGCATATCTTTGTTACAGCTCGTGCAAAGACAGACACTGCATTAATCACAGGTGAAAATGGTAAGGCAACACCAAAGTCTTATGGCTTAAAGCCTGAGCTTCGTGACAATGTTGAATACGATTTTGATATTGTATTTAACATCGACAAGATTAGCCACAACTTAATCGTTGATAAAGGTATACCTGGTTTAAAACCCGTATACGAAATGGCTACACCAAAGACAGGTCAAGAAATCTTTGACTTGTTTACAGCCGATGCTACTCTACCCACACGTAGTAAAGTTGAAATTGCAAATAGTCTTAGACAAATTGCAAAGACCAACGATATGATCCCGTTCGTTCAACTAGAACTACGTGGTCGTAAGCTCGAAGACTTAAACGAAGATGAGTTGAAATCAATCGAAGCTATACTTCTTAACAACATCAAGAAGATGCAAGTTAAAAACTAGGTAAAATTGCGCTGACATACCGCTTAGTAGTATGTCTTTTAACTTTGAAAGGAGTACAGTGAATGTAAAAGAATTTTTAAATGTTATAGACTTGACTAACATAGACATTATTAAAATAAATGGTGAACGATTTATATATGCTTTTATTGAAGACCAATACGGTCAACACTTAGTTGATAATGTCACAATTCAAACTAGTTATAAAACTTTAACGACAGATAATATTCGTTCAAGTGTAATGACAGACGATATTGATAGCGTTGTAGATTACCTTAATGTAGAACATACACTACCTAACAATCCACAATACATTAGTATTGAATTACATATTAAAGTAAAAGAAAGAAGGATGTAATAATGCCTAAGTCTAAAATCAAAAAGGTTCTTGTACCAAAATTAGATGCAGATACTGTTAATAAATTACAAGAACAGTTAGATGCAGAAGAATCAGAAGTACAAAACTATGAAGATCAAATGGAAGCAGAACTTAATCAAGTAGGTTTAGATGATAATTTTGTTGAAGAAATTTCTAAACAAGTTGAAGAAAAAACAACTGATTCCAAAGATTTAAAGCCAACACGTAGAGACGCTTAACATAAAAAGATTAGCCCACTTCACGGGCTTTCTAACTAAACTCTTTATTGGGGTAGTCGGGTAAGACAATCTATAAACCTTATGGGCTAAAGATTGTAACGTGGGTTCAACTCCCACCTACTCCACCAAAGAGTTTAGTTAGGTTAACTTATAAGCACCACATAAGTTGATACATCTACCCCCTCTTTCTTTCTACGGTGCTAAAGTTATATGGGTATAAGAATAAACTTATACCCTATTAACGGAGTGCAACACGACTACGTCTATACCGTACATACTGACGCCACTTTGTATTCTTAACTAAACTATAAGGATTAACTCTAGGCTTACGCATAGTTCCGTACTTAGTAAACCAGTCTCTATAAATATTTTCATACTTAGCCCAACGTCCATTGCTACCATAAAGATAACGATAACGTTTCGGTGTGTACTTTTCATAATCAGGTACAGTATACAAAGGTAATATGCCTGAACTTAATGGAATGATTGGGTTTTTATTCTTAGAAACAAACGGAGCTAAAGGACCTTGTGTTAACTGTTCTCTTACAGGTAACTTATTAAGTACGTTACTAATAGGACCTGCAATAGCTAACTGTCTTATGCTTTGTAAAACATCTTTTGTTTCTAAAAACTTAGACAAACCTCTTAATAAAGGACGTTGTCTATCTAATAACGAACGACCTGGATCACTTAGTAATTTTTGTACATCAAACAAACCAAACCCAAGACGTATACCAACACCATTATATATACGTAACCAACCGTTTTGCATTTCAAATAATTCAAATGGACTGTATTCTCCATCATCATCTGTGTATTGTCCATACACACCGTCAATAATATCACTCAATAATACAGACATTCTTGGATCTAATATACGATCAATCCAGTTTGTTAAGGAACGAACAGGGAAAGATAAATAAGGTATGTCTGCAAGTAACTGCATTTCTAAAGGACTTCTTAATCCGTAATTAAAAAATCGTTTAAGAGAAGAGTTAACAGCTTCTTGGAAAGTGTAACCTCTTAACTGTCTGTCTAATAAGTAACCTGCAATACGACCTACGTTTTCTATGTTAGCGTTTAAATCAGAGTAAGTATATTTATAACCTTTATGAACTAAACCTAATAAACCTTTATTAAATAAACCATTCTTTTCTTTTTCTATTTCATCATAAACTTCTTTAAAGGTTCTTGTTTCAGTATCATTGAAATCATTTAACTTTCTTTCTTCTACAATATTTCTTAAGTACTCAAAAGTTTCTTGTCTATATACGTCTACTTGTGCGTTTGTTTGCATGAAAGCACTGACTTCAAACAATATCTTTTTAAGATCTTCATAGTCAGCAGAGTACACAGGTTGACCGTTGCTATCTAAAGTAGTTTTATATTTTTCTAAACGTTTATTAATACGTTGACGATAAAGATTTGTTTCTCCTGGATTAAACTTTAATGAATCGTACAATGTAAAATATTCTGCGAACCTTGTGTCCCCTAAAAAAGCTACTGATTCTTGAAGAGCAATATTATATGTAATATTTTTTAAAGCTTTTACATTTTTAAATTTAGAAGTAACTTTGATATTATCTAAATCTTTTATATCTTTAACACCAATAACAACGTTTAAAATATAATTACCAATACCTTCTAAACGTTGACTAATTTCTTTTGCTTTAATTAAACGAGTTTCTATTCTTTTTTTAACATCTTCTTTTTTAATAGCTTCTGCACCGTCAATATAATTTTTTAATCTATCTTTTATAATATAAAAGTTTTCTGTGATCGTTAAAACTTCTTCATTTGTTACGTTATCTTTCTTTAAAAGTAACGATAACATCTTATCATATGCAGTTTTAACTTCTAATAAACTTAATAAACGTTCTTCAGATACATCTTTATAAATGTTATAAACATCGTGAGTCAACCCCATGATTCTAACGATTTGTTTTCTATTTTTAAATGCACCGAAAACACCAAAGTCTTTATAGAGTTCACTATATAATTGAGTCCATGTATCTAAATAGTTTCTCATAATAAACCCATAGTTAAATCTCATTAATAACTTTTCAAGGTACTGTAACTGTGCTAATATGTTTGACCAACCACCTTTAAATCTAAATGGTTTATAAGCTTGGTTATACAAACTCATTAATGAATCGATTGTTACAAATCCAAATTGTAAATTAACACCTTCATCAGCTTGATATTTTTTAATAAGATTAAATATTTTTTCTAAATCTTTCCAACTTCTAACATCAATTTGTTTAGTAGTTAAAGATAAATCTTCTTTAAAATTAATATTATCTAAATCTACACTAGTATATTCTTTACCATTAAAAATAATTGAATTAACTTTTTTATCTTTAGGGTCATTTAATTGTTTGACATATGATTCTATTTCATCAAAGCTATTAAATCTTACTTTATCTCTATGCTTCGCCGCCCCTATGAACTGTTGCCAACGTGTTTTCTTTTCCCATTCTGGGTCGTTTTTTCTAAACAAATCACCAACACGTTTTATTAAACCTTCAGAAGCGTAACCATCTTTTACCACAACTAGTCTAATAAAATTAGAATTACGTTTAACATGTTCATACATTGTTTTAAAATCGTATACTTCTTTTTTAGTTTTGTTACCATTTTGGTCTACAACAATAATGTCTTTTTTATACATACTTGCTAACGTAATAAAAGGAACAACTGATTTATCAATGTTCATTAAATTAGTATGTTTAATTCTTTCAACATCTTGTTTACTTAAAGTTTCTTCATCACCCATGATTCTAGGTATACCTTGCTTTAATAAATCCATGCTTTCGCCTTCAGGAGTATGTAATAAAAACATACCTTGAGCAAACTTACGTGAGAATATTTTAGATATAACTGCTAGTTTAATATCACGTCTTCTCTTTTCTAACTCTAATAATTTCTTGTTAAAATAATCTAAGGTATCTTGTTTGCTAAGATCTTTGACTTCATCAATAGCTAACTTTACTTTATTTTCTTCGTTTGATTTTTGTAATATAAGATTACCTAATGTTTTTATTCTAATTTCTTTACGTTTTATTTCATCGTTTTTACTACGAAGATTATTGTCAGCCACATTTATTTCTTTTATGTATCTTTCAATACGATTAAATGATAATTCTTTATTCAATAAACGAATTGCAATATCATTAACAGTCGTTTTATCAACAGTTTTATTTCTGCTGTTATATATTTTTTGTTTGTCTTCTGTTACTATTTTAAATTCTTTAAATGCGCTAATAAGAACATCTATTAAACTATCAATAGTTACTACGTCTCGTAAAGATTCTAAGTCTTGGTCTTTTATAAACTCTAAAGCAGTTAATCTTTCTAAGTCGCTGGCATTAGTTTGTTCTGAACCAAGCGCTTTGCTATAACTATTACCATACGGTTCTAATAATTCACTTGCAATAATACTTGCTTGTTCTTTTAAGGTAGATACAGTTGCACTGTTTTGACTTTTATTTAAACGTTGTGTAACGTTGCCACTTTCAATATCAATGTTAACGTAGTTAGCATCTACTTCTCTTGAGCTTAAAAAGAAATCTTTACTTGCTTGATACTTCTTATCTAGGTTTAAACGTAACTCTTCTTTGGCATTATAACCATTAAACTCAAGTAATAACTTATATAAGTAAAATGTTTTATTTAACCACGATATTTCTTTACGATCAATTCTATCATTTGATTCAGTACCACTGCTATAGCGTGCGTTAATTTCGTTATACGTATTATTTGCCACATTAAACAACCTTAAGATTCTATAAGCAGGCATTTTTATAGCAACTAATTCACCTAAGAAAGCATTAACAGTACCTGTTACACCGTTAATAGTTACTTCCGTATCTAATGATTCTTCTAAAGCACCTTTGTTTTTGTAGAAAACAATTGCAACTTCTTTAATAATATTAAAATAATAAGTTGAAATTTCATCAGGTATTTTTGAATCAGGGAATAATTCTTTCTTAGCATATTGATTTATAACTGTAGTAATATCATCAATTGCTTTACTTTTTCTAGTGTAGCTTTGTGCTATTTGTACGTTTTTACTTTCTTCATTGTTGTCAATTTCTTTTTCTAATTCTAAATTTCTTATTGATAAATTATTTGTTTCAATAGGATCACTATCTAATCCAATTGCCAAAGCGTTTTCATGTGCTTCATCTAAACCAATCGTTACTTTTCTTACACTTAATTTATCTACATTTTCTTTAACACGTTTTTTAAAGTCTCTTAAGAATTTAGTAACATCCATTCTTAAAGCACCGTGCTTTGCAATACCAATAATAATTGTAGCATCGTTAGATTGTTTTCCTAAAATACCACGATCTATAATAACTTGATCTAAGTAATCACTACTATAGATATCAGCCATTGTACTAATGGTTGGTTTCTTTTTATCGTTAGTAACTTTATCGTTATCTTTGATTGCTTTTTTAAACTTTTTAACGTCTGCGTTATTTCTTCCAAAGTAAAATAAATGTAAATACATTTCTTCTACTTCATTTAATTTAGTTTGTTCCATATTTCTTTTAACTAAGTCTCTGTATTTTTCTATTAAAGAACGATAAAAAGGATTTAGTATATCATCTTCTTTATTAGCAGGCTTTTGATAGTACTTATCAAAGTGTTTTACAATAGCACCCAATTTATATTCTGATTTTAAAGCAAACCCAAATGAAGACATCTCTTGTCTAACTAATAAAGATAAATAATTCTTATCAAAAATTAAACCTAAGATTTCATCAACACTTTCTTTAAAGTATTCTTTGTATTTAGCAGCATCTTCTTTATCGATATATACTTTTTTATCTTTATCATAAGCAACTTCTTTAAACCAACTATCATAAATAGTTTCGTTTAACTTTCCTTTAACTTTACTAATAAAAACTTTCTTGTCTTTTTCTAGTTTATTTTTTCGGTCAGTAACATTTAAACTTAAATCAGATTCAATATTAATATCGTTAAGTATTCCTTTTAAATTTGTTGCGCTTAATATTTTATCTGAGAGTGATCTTATTGTTACAACACCTAAGTTAGATTTAAAAGCGTGCCAAGCATTTCCTGTTTGATCTTTATTCATACCTAAGAAAGGACTTATAATACTTGTTACGTTTTGTATTTTTCTTAAACCACCAAATACACCGATACCGTTTTTAGATGCTTGGAAACGTGTAATAGTTTCAATCAAACTTTGAGTATGTAATATTCTTAAAAACAATTTATAAATAATTTCTTTATCTTTTTCGTTTTTTCTTTTGAAAATAGTTTCAACTTTATTTTCTTTTATATATTGTTTATCTTCTAAACTAAAATGTTTTTCAATAACTTCATCATTAACTAATACTAAATCTTCTTTAGTCATGTACTTTGTAACATTGTATTTGTTGTTCTTGATGCTTTGATCAAACAAATAGTTTCTAGCTGCAATTTTATAAAGCGTTTCGTTTGTTTCTAATATTTTATTGACCGCATCTTTTGAATCATATTCTTTTAATTCAAAACCTTCGTATGCGTTTTCATTATATACTTCACGAATTGCTACGTTTAAAAAATACTTTTTAGCTGCGTCATCATTTTCCCAACCAACAACTTTTGGTATTTCTATTTCGCTAATATCCTTTTTAATACCGGCAAAAATAGTTCCATATAATTCTCCAAAAGAATATGAGGTTCTAATAGGTGTGCCACTTGCTCCTTTAAACACAGCTTTACCAACACTTGTTGCCTCAGTACTAATGACATCGGTTCTTCCGTTGCTTTTTACATTAGTAAGTAATTCTTTTCTTACACTTTCTAAGTATCCTTTTTCTTTCTTCTTAACGTTATTAATAGAATCCCAGCTCCAGAATCCTTCATCATAATAACTTTCTTTAGTAGCATCATTCTTAAAGAATAAACCTTTATTAAATTGTTCATTGTTTAAAGCTATCATACCGATGGTATCACCGTCGTTATCAGCACCCATCATTTTATACATGTAAGGATTTGCTTCAATAGTTTCATTAGTATGATACCCAACAATCTTTACTGTAGGTGTAGACTTAGCGTCTTGGATAGGCCAACGTGCAGCTAATACCCAACCAAACTTAATACCTTTATTATTTGTTACAAATTTTACTGTATATGTTTTACTATCAACAACATACATTTTGTTTTCTTTGCCACTTATATTGTCGTTTGTTATCCCAGATTTATTTAAGTGAATAATAAAATCTTCTAGTTCTTGTTTAGAAGATAATTTAACTTCGTCTTTGTTATTAACAATAGATACGCTGTTGTTTTTATAATTTAAAGCAGTATTTATATTAAAACCATTTATTATTTTTGACCAAGAAGCGTCATCAATTCTGTCTATTTGCAGCCAATCCTTATTCTTGCTTAGTTCTTCCCATCCTTGTCTTGAAGTTCTTAGTTGGCCTAACATTAAATCAGTGTTAGCTAATAATTGTTGTCTAATACCAGGGTGTTTTCTATAAGTATAAGAAACAATAGCACCTGTATTTCCAGTTAAAAATTCGCTAGCTCTATTCATAGCTTTTAAGTTTATTTTAGGTAAGATAATTGTTTCTAATTTTAATCTTGTTTCTTGATTGCTTGTTCTTATAGAGAAGTTTTTATATGTTAAGTAATTAATAACTTCATCTACCATTGGTGTGTTGGTTTCTAAACTAATTTTTTTAGCCATAGCTTCAATGTCATAAGTACCGTTTGATTTTTTAATAGAATACTTTTCAATGAAAGGAAGTAACCCGTTGTTTTGTATTTCACTAAACACTTCAATTTCGTTTCTATCTTTTTGATCTAACAATACTTTCCAATTCACACCTTGTGCTTCTAATATTGCTGAAAAGGATGGAGTTATTGGTACACCACCGATGATGCTACCTTTAATATCCCGTTCAGCAATGGATATATTTTCTTCTTCAATCAATCTAGTTCTAACATTCATTTTTTCTGCAGTATGTTCTGCATCTAAAATGACATATATTTCACCGCGTTGAATATCAATTCCTTTAAAGTTTAAAGTATTAATATCTCCGTTACTTAAAATATTGTTAACAATTAAATCATCTTTAATAACATCATATATAATGTCATTCCATACTGAATGGCCATCTGATGCTTTACCAAAAATACCGTCTAATATTTTTGCGTAATCTTTAGCAGCATCTAATATGATCTTACCTTCTCTAATTTTAAACGTATCTTTTAATTCTTTTTCTTTACTTCTTAATACACTTAAGTTGTTTTTTGTTAAACCATACTTCTTTAGTAACGCGTTATCTGCAATATTTTTATAACCATCACCTTGTAATTCATCATTAACTAAATACATTCTAACTGCGTTTAAAGTTTGTTCTAATACTGCTCCACCTGCACCACGCTTAACTAAAGATTCTTTGTTAGCGACAATATCAACGCCAAACTTTTCTTTTAAACCAACTACATAACGTATGCCACCCTTAAAACCCCACATCCCTAACCAAGTTTTATTACCTTCATCCATTCCTACAGCTTTAGCATACTCAGCATCAATTAACAAAGCGTCTTCAAAAGCACCTGGATGATTAATAAACCCAACAATAGTATTAACACCTATCTTATGTAAGATATCTCGCTTATAAAATTGATATTGTTTTTCTGTTAAATAGTTAGGTGTAAAGATATTAATAACTTTATCTTTACCATTCTTATCTTTATAGGTTCTTAATAATCTACTAGTAATGATTTCTTTTTCTTTTGGATCAGCGATACTATCAATAAACTTACCTAAGTTGTCTTCAATAGTTGTAGCGTTTAACTTATTTAAATCTTCGTATTCGTAATAATCATTAATAATCTTATAAGGAGTATACTCTAAATAAAGTTTATTAAACGATAATACAATACGCCCTGGGTTTGTATTTAATGTATGAGGCATATCAACATTAAGTGCTGTTAAAGGTGGGTTAGATTTACCAGCTGAACCTTCTGCAGATTTTTCTAAATCTAAACTTAAACGCACTACATTTTTTCTAGTCCATATAATTAAAGGACTTGTTGAGTACTGTGGATCAACTAAAAATAATAATTTTGCAGGGTCATTAGCTTTAAACTTTGATAATATTCTGTCAGCAATACCTCGGTATACCTTAACAATGTCTGAATCTTTTTCGTTACGTTTCGCGCTTTGATAAGTATCATAATATCTAAAGAATCTTTGCTTTAATACCGTTGTCATATTAATACGTTCTAATGCGCTGTCTGGTATAGCATCATCAAATACTACAGATTCTCTAAACGCTGCTATTTCCTTTGCTTTAATTGCTTTATCTGTTTCGTCTTGGGTGTATTCAAACAAACCATCTTTTTGATGTTTAGCTGCTAGTTTAATAGTTTTTTCAATACTGTTATAGCTAGCGTCTATTCCATCTTCTAAGTAAATAGCTTCTTTATTTAAACCTGAAAAACCTAACTTACGTTTTCCACTCTTATCCGTATAGTTAAAGAACTTAGTTTTTAACCAGCCTTCCATGTCTTCATTAGGCTTGGGTCTATAAACAATGTCTTTAGTTTTAACTTCTAAAATTTTACCTACTTCAACATAAGTATATCTAAATTTAAATGTTGGCATACCACCGCCAGTAGTAAACTGATAATAGTTATATATGTTATTTTGATTATCCATATAACCAACTAAATAAAAATTATCAGATGGAGATTTAGCAAGAGCTATATCGTCCTTTACAATTAAAGCTTCTTTATCTAAACCACGATGAGCATCTTTATATACACGTTTAACATTTTTAACGCCTAGTTTGTTTATAAACGATTGCTCTTCTCTTTCAGTTGCTACTCGTTGTAAACCATCAAGACGTTCATCTGGTGTAAAGTTATTAATATTTTCTTCGTTTCCGTTTAAAACTGTAAAAATATTGCTTCTTTCAAATTCTGTTTTAATACGTTCTGTATTTCTTAAGACAGAAATAACTTCTAAAAATTTATTAGTAATAACTTCGTTATTAATTTCTGTATTGTTTTTTGGTACGCCAATCTTTAAATCATTTAAAAAACTAATGTTACTGTTTACATAGTCTAGTTCTTTTTTTAAAGCCAATGTAATAAGTGTTCTTAAATTAAACTTGTCTATGTTTTTAAGTATCTTTTTTTCTTCTTCAATAACACTTATTAATCCTCTAGCACCTTTTTCTTTACTAAGTAAAGATACTAATGAAGCGTATGTTGTATTATCTTTTAGTTCATTTTGTTTACTTACAAGAATACTTAAGGCTTCATTAAACTTAATATTTAAATCAGTATCACTTGCTTTTAAATTACTTAACACAGGTTTAAAACTAGTTCCTAGTAAAGATTTACCTACAGTATTCCAAGCATCTTCTACTGTTTTTAATTTAATGTCTGCATCTTTTTTAAGTCCGGCTACAATTTCTTTAATCTTTTCTTCTATTTTAGCATCAATAATATTTCTGCCGTTTTCAATACCGGTAGTAAGTTTAACTAATTTACTTTGTCTTTCGTTAAATTCTTTTAATAACTTATTCTTTTCTTCATTTGTTTTTATTTTTATAATACTAGGATCAACCATTCTACTTAAAACATCTTTAACTTTTTGAGAGTTTAAATCTATTTTTTGGTCAGCATCTGCAGGAATCAGTGTTAATAAAATTTCCATTTCTTCTAAAGTTTTATTTAATAACTTTAAGTTTTCATCTATTTCAAATTTTAACAAACCAAAATCAACACTGTTTGTTCTTATGTATTTAAATCTTTTCTTAGCATTTTCTAACTGATTGTTTAAAACATTTTGTATACGATAAGATGTGTTGCTACGAATGTTTTTAATTTTGTCAGCAGCTTTTTTTATAATATTTTTTAAGTCATCGGTTCCTACTTTAGCAGTAACTATTTCTTTTTTTAAATTTTCAACTTCACTAATTATTTGATTTCTTTCTTTGATCAAAGCGTCTTGTGTAGCTTTAAGTTCAAGTACTTTTTCTTTATGTGATTTAACAGAAGATAAATTAACGTAAGCAATAAATTTTTTAATTTGTTCTATTTGTTTTTCTACACTGTACAAAGCTTCGTTATATTCAAAATCATTTAATTGGGTATCTTTAATACCTAGTTCTTTTTTAACAGCTTTTCTTATTGCCATACCTGTACTGGCAATAGATACACCTTGATCTTCTTTTAAAACGCCATCTTCTAAATAGTTATTGTATTCAAGTTCTGTGTCTTTTAGTAAAGCATCTGCGTACTTTTCAATATTTTTACTTTCATCTGTGGTATGTCTTAACTTCCAACCTTCAATAAAGTAAGCAACTAACATATCTTTTAGTCTAGCTTTTTCAGCAGGATCTTTAGTACTGATGTACTCTAATACAATATTTGTAACTGATTTAATTTGTGAATTGTTTCCCGTAAATAAAGCTTCTTTAAGTTTTACATTAACTGTAATACCTAGTTTCTCTTCAATTTCTTTCATTAATTTTGTTACAATAATCGAACCTATTTCTTGGTTAAACCTAGTCATCGCTGTTATATCAGCATCGGTTAAAGCAATACCTTTATTAACTTTGTTTAATATGTTATTAATTTCTTTTTTATTTGCTTCAATAAGTTTTACTTCTTCGCCTTTATCTACAGCATCTTCTACACTTAAAAGATTTAAACGTTCTCTAACAGCTTTAGGATCGTTTTGTCTTATTAATTGATAGTATAAATTTGTCTTTAATGTTTTAGATAGTTTAAAAATAAACTCATTATAGTTTACAAAGTCAAAACGTTTACCGTTGTGTGCAACAATAGGTACTGTGTTAGGTAAAGCATTGATTTCAGAAACAAACAAGCGTATAAATTCAATGTCATTAGGTAAACCGGCAATATTTTTTATGGTTAAATCAATACGTTTAGTATAGTCATCTAATTCATTTTTAGTTAAGTTGTTATTAATATATTCTTCTAACGCTTTAGCATCCCAATATTTTTTCTTATTAATATCTGCCCATGCTTTAAAGCCTGCGCTTTCTTTAACATACATTTTAACTTGTTGATCATAGAATCCTTCAAGTTCATCTGACTTAGTAATAGTTTTAACACCATTTGAATCTATTGTTTCTTCAATACCGTCTATAAAAATACGGTTTGTCATAAATTGGTTTAAAACATTAAACATTAACTTACCTTTTACACGTGTAACATTTAAGATTGTTAATTGATAAGGGGTTCTTCTTCCACTTTTTTCTGTAATAGTTTCCATGTCTAACACAACAAAACGATCAGGTATATTTTTACCACTTAATTCAATTTGTTTCATGTAGTTAAAGAAGGTAACGATGTTATCAACAACAGCGTTGTGTAAGTTTATACCTTTTTCACCATCAATATTAGTGCTTTCAATTAAATCAAGTAATGCTTGTTTACCACCTTGATAGTAGTTTCCTGCTTCAGTAATAATACTATCTAACAGTGCTTCTCTGCTAACATCTTCTTTTATCTTATAGTTATTTCTATAAGTATCTAAGTTACTATTACCGTAAGGTTTGTTTTTCTTAGCTTCAAGTAAAAGATTATCATGTCTTAACTTTATAGGTGCACTTTCTTCTTCTAATAAATCAATTCTTTTATTTAGTTTAGAAATCTTATCAGGATTTACAACTGTGTACGTATTGATTGAGTCACGTCTATTTTTAAGAGTAGATAGTTCTGCATTTAATTGTTCTTTACTTTTAATTAAAATATCTTCTTCATCATTAAAAGCTTTTACTTCATTACTTAATAAATAAGAAACAACTTCATCTTCTTTAACTAAACTAATTCCATCTTTTGCAACACGCTTAACAATGTTCTTAATAACATCTTCTGGTTTTTGATTCCCATATTTATTTATGTTTTCTAAAGCAGTTTCAGCACTCTTAATGTTTTCTAAAGTAGTTTTAATATTACTTTTTAATTTCTTTAAATTGTAAATTAACTTTGAGAGGTCTGTATTTTTACTATTAATAATAATGTTATTTACACTAGTAGAAAATTCTTCTCTTAAAGTTTCTAATTGATCTAATGTGTATTCTTCTTTTTCATCTTTTAAAATCTGTAAAGACTTTGTTTTTAATTTTAAATTAAATCCACTTGATTTAAAATAAGTTGTGTCTTCTTCATTTATCTTATAGATAAGATTTTTTAAACGCTTATATAGTTCTTCACTCTTAAGCGTATACAAAACTTTATATTTATTTGTTTCTTTTTTAACTGTTTCTTTTGTAAGATCTTTCTTTTTTATGTTTAATTTTTTAAATTTGTAGTCTAAAGCTATTTGTATGTAAGTTGCAACCATAAACTTTTTAAAAACATTAGTATATTTTCTATCATGTGGTTTGTAATCAACACCAGTTAACTTGCTATCTTGTAATTCTTTGACCTTGTTATCAATTTCTTCTTCATAATTTTTAAAGTCTTCAAATTCATACGTAAAAATAAATTCATTTTCTAATTCCTGTAAGATGTACTTAGCTTTGTCTAAGTATTTATTTTTTCCTTTAACTAAAGAAGCGGTAGCTTCTTCATTTAATACAAGTTTATTTAAATCTTGTTGTTCTTTTTTAACAAGTTCTTTTGTAGCTTCTTTTATACCACTAAAATAAACTGTTCTAATATTATTTAGATAGTATTTTACAGAAGCAATCTTACGTTCTTTAGCGCTTTGTGTATCTTCATCTAAGTAACCTTCATTAACGATGTATTGGTTAATGTTATCTATTCTTTTTTTATTTTTTTCTTCAATGTTTAAAACAATCTTAGTAAACTTTTTCCATGAATTAGTTTTAATCTTACTGTCTTTAGGACCGGTAGATAAAGTTTGTTCTAAAGCATCAATATCATCTAATTTTTTATTAGCATTTAATATGAAATCTTTATATCCAGCTGCATTTGTAATATTGATTTTATATTTCTTTAATATTAAAATAGATTTACTGTTATATAAATTTTGTAATTTCTTTTTACGTATGTTCTTAAAAGCTATATACTCGTTTGTTTTAAAATAAGTTTTTTCTGCCTCAAGTTCAATTAATATTTTTTCTCTTTCTTGAAAAAATTCTTTAGGTATAAACGCTTTAACTTTTTCTAAAGCTTGTTTGTTTTCTTTTTCAGCCTTATCTAAAACAGTTAACCAATAGTCATTAAATTCTTTCATTAAACCAGGATTGTTATTATAAATATCAATTAATAATTTTTCTTTATATGCTGCGTTTTTATCTTTTAATACTTCTATGCTGTTGTTAATACCACTAACAGCTTCTTCTAGTTTACTAATAGCTTTATTTAAACTAGACATGTTCTTATTAATTATTGTGTTTTCATTGATATCAAAATTATAGTTTAACTTAAACCCTCTTTGGCTAGCGTTAACAACTTTTAACTCTTTCTTTAATTCATCAATTGTATCTTTAATACTTAACCAAGTAGTAATAGTAGGCAATTGTTTTAGTGCCATCTCACTGTTTGCAGCCATACCAAGCTCAACAGTATCATAAACATTACGTGTACTTGCATCTAGTTTTAAACTACTTTCTAAAACATTAACAAGGTTTTCTATTTTTTCAATACGATCTTCTGCTTCTTTACGTTCTGATTTTGACATGTTGTTTAAAACAGATTCAGGATAAATTAACTTTAATAATTTTTTAACACCGTGAACACTCTCAATATTGGTAGCAATTTCTGATAGTTTTAATAATTGATTACTAATATTAGCTTCTTGTATATCCATTAACCCTTGTAAAACAAGTTTTTCACGGTCTTTAATACCTTCTTGTGTCTTTAATTCAAACTTTTGTACAAGGATATAACCCATAATTGCTTTTACTTGCTCAATGTTAACGCCTATTAAATAACCGCGGCTGTTAAAATACTTAACAATATCTTTTAATGCTTCTTCTATTTCAATAACTTTCTTAGGATCGTTAATTGTTTTAACATATCTTTCAAAATCTTTTTTATAAAGAGTAATATATTTTTTATCTTGTTCTAAAACTAATAAAGCACTACCTATTTCTTTCATCTTAACAAAGTCGTACTTATCTACACCGCCTTTTAATAAACTTAATACATTTGTATATCGTGTCATTAAGTTTAAATAAACACTGTCTGGGTTTCTAGTGGATACTTTATCAATTGTTTCTGCATAGTCTTCATTAATAGAGTGAAAGCTAAAATCAGCCAGTGTTTGTTCTATAACTTGTGCCATAGTACTTTGATAAGAAGGATCTGTATTAGGTTTAAACACAGCACTAAAAGCATTTCTTGTTGCTTCTCTAGTAATCTTATTAATATTATTTGGCGTAGTCATTAACAACTGTGGCTTAACAGTTACATTAGTATCAGGTGTATCTTTTTCTTTTAAAACAATAATGTCTAGTCTATCGTTAATGCCTTTAACATAAGAACCTGCATTACTTAAATGACTTACACTATTAAATATAGATCGTAAAATACTGTTTTCAAATGGGTCATCTTGTTGTTTAGTTTCAAAAATATTTAAAGCTTCAAGTTTTTTAATACGTCTAATGTTCTTTTTAGCTGCACCAATTCTAAATTTATTAACTGCATCTTGCCAAGACCATTGTTGTTTAAACTCATTGTTAATAAACTGTGTTTTAGCAAAGTTAATAATGTTTACAAAAGCAAACATGTTATCGTTTTTGCTTATGGTGTTATACAACACATCCATGATTTCATCTAATGTATTGTATTTTGTAAATAAATTTTCAACAGTTTCAAAATCAATACCTAAAGAATTAAATAATTTCTTAGATAAACTAATTCTTTTTTCTTTTTCATTGTGAGTATGACGTATAACGTTACCTTTATAGTCTTTAAACCCAAATAAATATTCGTATAAGTATACTTTAAATTTTTTATTATCATCTAATAAAGGTAAATTTATTAAATTGTAAACTTCAAAAGGACTTTCAAATTTGTTTTCTTTTTTATTTCTTAATAAGTAAGACATAACTTTAAAGACATTATCGTCAATAGGACCTAATCTAGTCTTACCGCTTTCTTGTTTATACTTGTTTAAATCTATTTTAAATTGTTTAGCGACAGTTTCTATCGTTGCGTTTTCTTTCTTTAATCCACCATAAAACATAATGTTAATAAAAAGCTCAGTCATATTTCTTGCTTCTTTATCTTTAATGCTGTCTAAGTATTCTGAAGCACTGCCAAAGTTTTTAATAAAAGTTGGTTTAATAATTGCTTTACCGGAGGTGTCTCCAAAGAATACGTCTTCTGCTTTGTTAACAATACTTTCTATGGTTTCTTTAACTACGTTATTAAAAGCAGAAGGAGTTGTTTGCGTTATATTATCAAGAATAACGTCAGTAATATTAACACCATTTTCTTCTCTAAAATCTTCTTTTGGTTTTTTATACCAGTTCTTTACATTATCTTTATCTTGAATTCTTAAATCTTTAATCATACTTTCTAACGTAACAGTACTCTTTGGATCTTTTTCAAGCATCTTTTTATAGCTTAAAGAAGCATTAATTTGTAAATAAATTTCGTTTGTTTTATTAGCATGTAAAGAAATATTGTTTATGTATTTGTTTAATGTTGTTTTTAAAACATCTTTTTTAATGCTATTAATTTCTGCGTCACTAACTGTTTTAATGTTGTCATCAAACATAGTACTATATTTCTTTATATAATTTAAAATTGCATTAACTTGAGGGTTATTTGTTTTAACATCGGTTATTAATTCTGCTAAAGTCATGTCATCTGGTAACTCAAGTACGCTTTTTAATTGATTAAAGTAAGTATTAATTGTATTTTTAATAGCAATTTTAATACTTAAGTAGTCTTCATTTTTAAATTTATTAAAAATAGAATCATCTATATTTAAATAAGAAGCCAGACCAATTAAAGTTTTATCATCCATACGATCAATATCAAAAGTACTAGGTAAGTTTTTTATTACGTAAAATAAGTTAGTCCAGTTTAAATTTGTAGCAGTGCCTCTAACCCTAGCGTTATTTGCTTTAGTAGATTCTTTATACAAAGCTCTACTACGTCTTAGCTGTGCTGCTAAAACGCTTTCTAATGATACACCTTCAGTTTGTTTGCTGTTAAATTCTTCTTTTAATTCATTGATAAGATTTAACATTCCAACTTTTTGTGCATTAAACAAACCTTTGTTGTATTCTTTTTTACCGTTAACTAAAACAAATGTTTTGTTTTCTGAGTGCTTTAAAATATTATTTCTGGTGGACATTTCTTTAGCAGTAATAAAACCTTCAAGCCCTGAACCAAAATAATCTTGTAACTTTTTAATAAGTTTTTTGTAATAAATATTATGGGTGTACTTTAAAGAAGATACAAAACTATATGCAACGTCTTTTAATTGTTCTATTGTTTTTAAAAACTCTTTATTATAGATATCGTTATAGTTATTAAAAGTAATATCTTCGTTCTTATATTCTTTTTGCATAACAATAAGCGCATTTTTAATAGCATCTAATAGTGTTATTTTAATATCAGGTCCTATGTTAGTTGCATTTATTTTTATCTCTGTTAACTGTTCATATAAACGATAATTTTCTCTTCTTAAATCAGATTCAAAATTATTAAAGTTATAATTTTCTTTAATGTAACGATCAGTAAAAAAGTTTCGTCCAATAACATCTATATCAAAAGAACCAAAATCATTGTATAAAAGTTCTAAAAATCTAGCAAAGGCTTTTTCTTTTCTAGCTAGTCTTACAACCCTTTTAAACAAATTGGTTTGGTTAAAATTAATATTAACAACATCACCAGGTTCTACAATAGTGTATTCTTTTTTTATTCTGGCAAACTCAGTCAACTTTTTAACAAGGTCTTCTCTGCTTAACTTTAATCTATCAGCTAACTTTTGTAGGTTTTCAACATCTTTTAAGAACCCACCTAAGATACCACCTTGTCCACTTCTTGAAGTTGAGCTCTTAATATTTATATAGTTAGATTTTAACTCTCCATTTATATTTCCGTTTTTATCTTTAGTAATAACGTAATCAAAAGTATTAATATATTTCTTAGTCCTTCTCATTTCTAATATATCTTTGTGTTGTTCCTCAGTCATGAAGTAAATATTTTTATCTTTAGAGGTTTTATCTTTTAGAGCAAATTTTACAAGGTTATTAAATTCTGAAAAAGCCGTTTCAAGATTGTCTTTGCTAACAATAATAACTGCACCAGTTTCACTGATGTCTCTTAAAGTTAAAACATAAGGATCGTATCCTTTTTCTTTTAAAACTTTAGCTATTTTTTTACTTCCTTCTGTATGTAATTCAGTATTGTGTTTGCTTATAATTTTCTCACCAATCTCAGAGTTATAGTTAGGTAATCCTTTTACACCTGATTCATCAATATTTGAGTTGCCATTACCATCATAGTGTTCTACCACCATGTATTCTTTTGTCGCAGGATCATAAGCAATAGCAATATTACTATCATCAGAAGTACTTCTGTTGTTATAAAACATTGTTTCAACTTTTTCAGGGTTATCAACTATGTATTTATAAAAAGCATTAAAGTCTTCTTCTAATGCTTTATCTTTGATATTGTTTCTAAAGTTTTCATACGCATTAATACGTCTTTGAATATCGATAACTTCATTTTCTAAATCACTAATTTGGTCTTTAATGTTTTTACTCTTACTATCTTTTCTATTTTTTAATAAAGCTATACGGTTGTTTTGTCTTAACACAACGCCATTAAGTTCTTCTATTTTGTTTAATGTAGCTACACCTTTTCCTACAGTACCTTGATAAAAGAAAACCTTTTTAACTAATAGTTCTTTGGTTTCTTGTGGTATATCTTTTGCATCTAACACATACAAAATAAATAGTATGTCACTACTTACAGGTTTATTAATTGTTTTACCGTTTATAACAACAGTTGTTTCTGGTTTTTTAAATTCTGTATTAGCTTTTTCTAAATAGTAAAATATCTCTGGTTTTAAAACTAATTGTATATTACTATAACGATTTTTTCTTTTTAAAAATTTAGGGTCTGCAGATTCATATTGAGTTTCTAAGAACAGTAAAGTGTTTAAACTTCCGTATGCATTAATGAAATTAATATCATTAACTAAAGCATATTCTTCATCTGTTCCTTTAAACAACTCTCTGCTAATTGTTAACGGTGCGGTTACAATACTACTTCCAAATTTTTTAACGGCGTCTTGGTATTCATTTAATAGTTTATTACCAAGTTCACTAGCTGTTTCAGGTGTTAACGTACCTTTAGCAACTGTATTTGTTTTTAAACGATCAATAATACTAGACACAATTCTTATGTTTACATGGTGTGTTAGTAAGTATTCTAATAAGTAAACTTTTCTAGATACTTTATTTTTGTCATTTTTAATATAAATAACTATTTGTTTATCTTCAAAAGCAAAGTAATCTAACTCTTTAAAATCAACTTCTTTTTTAAATGCTTTATCAGTTTCGATAAAGCTGTTTAAAAAGTAAACAACTTGCATTAATCCGCTCTTTAAATTAAATGCTGGTTTAATACTATTTTCATCTTCATAGTTTCCAAACGTTTGAAAGTTAGAGAAAGTAATAATATCATCTAATAAATCTTTATGTTTATCGTCACTAATAGAAAGTGCTTTGTACACACTTGTACTTAAAGTATAGTGCCGATCACTAGATGCTCTGATATCTTTTATTTCTGTAGCACGTATACCTTTATCAATAATATTTTTTAGATAACGATGTTTATTATTAAAGGCATACAAATCTTGCAGTTTAATAGTCATTATCTTTAGAGCATTGCCAGCTATTAATTTATATACATCAGCAGTAATTGATTTATCCCCGCTAATTAACTTTTCAATAAAGTCTTTTAAATAATCTTTATCATACTCAATATTATTTTCATCAAAATAATTACGTATAGATTCATTAACAGATTGATAGTAAATACGGTTTAATCGTTTTTGTTCCTTACCATCTAAAGGTAGTTTAATATCAATATCTTCTTCTTTGTTATAAAGATCACCTAAAAGTCTTATCTTATAGCTGTCACTCTTAAACGTTTCACCACGTTTACTAAATACTTTGACCTTCTTACCTTCTTTAGAGTTGGATAAAGTATCCCAATCTATTGTAATTACTTTTTCTTTATCTAAACGAACAAGTTCTTTTAAAACTTTTTCTAAAAAATAATAGTGCCCAGAGGATGTTCTTTTTAATCCCTTTAAAGTTTCTTTATAACTTTTTGCATCGTCTATTGTTTCACTGTCACTATTTATAAACATCGCCATTCTAAAATTAAACCTTAATTCTTTAATATTTAAAACACTAAAACCACCGGCTAGTATTTTCTTTAAAGCATTGTAAGGATTGTTTTTATCTTTTTCAATATCACTTGTACTTAATTTAAATAATAAATTAGTTAATAAAGATTGAGGTATATTTTCTAGTTGTTTTACAATCGTGCTTTGAACACTTAATGTACTACTAACTGCTTTTTTAATTGTATTCTTTTTAGCTTCTTCTTGTTTTCTAATTTCCTTAGTTTCAATCAACTCTTCAATCATCGTGTCGTACTCAGTTAAAAATTCTTTATCACTAAGCACTTCATCTTTTTGTAAGATGTATTCACTTTCAACAACATTGCTTTCTCTTTCTTCTAAAAATTTAATGAAAGCTGTATCAATGCTATTAAGTTTACTAACAGCATCTGGTATAGATAGCTTGTTCCAATTTTTTAATTCGTCTTCTGTTATGAAATCAGGGAGTAATTCTTTCTTTGCTTCGTCACTTAAAAATAAATTAATATCTTTGTTAACATTAATACTGTTATAGTAATACGATTTAACATATGAATACATTTCATTGTATTGTAAAAAGTTATTAATACGTCTTAATTCTTGATCTAAAATATCTTTAATAGCTTTCTTATCTGCTTTATTTTTTTCTGAATCAGAATCAAGAACCTTAGTTATTTTTTCAATTTGTTTATCTGCACGTTCAAATAATTTATTTACTGTATCTAACTTTTGTTTAAACAAACCATTCTTTTGATTTAATAACTTATAAAAAACTATTTCTTTTAACTCTGTTAAGCTTACATCTTCAACACTTCTAAAGGTAGGTTTATTTTTGTTTTCAATAACTTTATTGATTGCTTCAACAACACCTAAAAGACCTCCGAAACTTTTAACTTTATCTGCTGATATATAACTATCTAACTCTAACTTTTTTATAATTCTAATTAATGTGTTTATTTTAGCAGCAGTCGTTTGTTTGTCCCAGTTTTTTTCGATGTCATCAGCATCAAAGTTTATTAATCCTTTTAATAATAAAGTAGTTTCAAATCCATCTGGAAGTAAGTTATAAATTAAACTAACGATATCTTGTTCAATTGTTTTAACAAAAGAAATTTGTACATCAACTACTTTCTTTTTTCTATTACTAGGAGTAATTGTTTTTAAAGTAGCTCTTTCTATTTCGTTGCCGTCTTTATCAACTAAAGCTACCTTAATTCCATATTGATTAGCTAGATCAACTAATGCATCACCTTCGTCACCTTCAATAAACTCATCAATAGCACGTTGTTTATTATACGTATTACGTTGTACATCTTCATCTTTTTTAGGATTGTTCTTAATAATTTCTAACTTATCTTTTAATGTTTTAATTGTTGTAGCTTTTTTATCTTGTGCATTTTGTATTTTAGTAATGCTGGTTTCTAAAGCAATAATTTCCTCAGACGCTTTTAGTTTTTCTTCTCCAGTAGCTTTAACATTTTTAGTAATCTTTAAAAGTTTATTAACTTGTTTTTTTAAATCAACTTTTTCTTTTTCTAATTCTTTATTTTCTTCTTGTAAAGTAGCAAGTTCTTCATTAATAACTAAACTACTTTTAATAAAAACAGTTTCATTAGAAAATATTTTAAAACCATTAATTACTTTTAAAACGTTAAACAAACTTTGTTGTGCAACGGTAGTTAATTCATTTACATGTACAAGACCAGCGTCCATAAGAACAAATACTTGACTCAAAACTTTACGGTGTTTAGTAATATACGTATAGTTTAATAAAGCATTTCTTTTTGCTACATATTCAAGCGTAACTTTATCATTACCTTTTTGTCCGGCTTTTACAACGGCGTCTAAATCAGGTCCTGCTTTTTTTTCGTAGTCACTAACTTCAGTTTGTATTCTTTTAAAATTCTTTTTATTAATAACAATTTTAATACCACTACTAGTTTCATAATTTAAAACAGGGTAATCAATGTACTCTTCATTTTCTTCATAAGCTTTTTTTCTACTTTCAAGCGCTTGTTTTGCTTGATCTAAAATATCACTTTGACTATCAATAGTATCTTTTTCTGCACTTTGTTCAACCTGTTCTTTTGTTGTTTGTTGAATAATTTTAGATAATGTTTTATTAGTTTTCTTTTGCTTGTTTAAAACTTCATCAAAAGTTTCATTAGATTTTTTAACAGAGGTACCTGTTTTATTTATATCAATAAGTTCTTTATTAATTGTATTAACGTCTTTTTCAATTGCTTCAAATTTTTCAATTGTAATAGCAGCTTGTTTAGGATTAATGTTTCTTCTTAAATATTCAAAAAGTTTTTCAACAGAAAAAGATAAACCTTTAAAAGCAACTGACATAGGGTTTGCTACGTGTGTTACTATTCCAGCAAAACTATCTACATTATCAATATGATTTTTTAAACTTTCAAAGTTGTTATATAAATTAGAACTAACTTTAGAATTGATTTTTAAATCAAAGTCTTTATAAGCTTTTGCTAATAGTTGTCCTTCACTTAACGAACCACCGTACAATGTTTTAAGTTCTCTAAATGTATTATCAAAACGACCTATTAAAGCTATTTGATTTTCTGTAGGTGTTGTACTCTTACGAGCTTGTTTGTATCTTCTATAAGAATTTTCTAATTCATTTTTAAGTTTAGCTGAACCTACTTTATAAATATAGTTTTTATTTTCTAAAACATTTGTAAATAAATTGTCTAAAATATTAAGCTGTGAAGAAATATCTAAAGTATACACTCTAGCCTTTTGTCCAAACTGAATACCACCAGAAGCAAATTGTTTGTATAAAATTTCTTGTACACCTTTTCTACCGTTGCTTATCCAAGCTCCTACTAATTGTTTTAAGAAAGCTTGTTTAGCTGTAGGATCGTTTATCTTAAAACTAAAAACGCCATCTTCATCCACAAGTTTTCCTAAGCTGTTAGCTGCAGCTTTTGTTTTACCTGTCATTTTTAACTTACTAGTTTCATGTTCAACTATTCTTGATAGCACATTAGTACCAACGTCTATCGTATAAGTTTGGTAATACTTATTAACAACTTCGTTAAAGTTTTGTGGGTCAATTAAAAGCTCACCTAATGTAGATATTAAAGAGTTTCCTATTTCACCTAAGTTTAAATTAGCAGCTTCACGGATATCATCAAACATAACTGATCGATATAACTCGTTACTATAACCCCAAGATTTTGCTAAAGCATCAGTCATTGCTTTAGAATCACCTGAAACTAAACCAAGTAACACTGCTTTGTTTCTTGTAGCACCATATAAGTTATCGTTAATATCCCCGTATAAAGATATTGCAGAAACAAAACTAACATCATCAGGATCGGTTGCTTTCCAAGGACTAAATTGATCATCTAAAGGAGCGGTAATACTAGTAACTGCTTGTAATGTCATCATTGATAATCCTGCTCGAACCTGATTACCAAATGCGTTTGTACTTAACCAACTACCTATACCAGTTAACGGGTTGTTTTTACTCAGTAAACTAAGATTTTTATTGATACGTAAACCACTACTCAACCATCCTGTTAAAGCTGGTACTGCAATCGTTGTTAATAATGTAGCAATCGAACTAATCGGACGTTGCATCATACCTGCATATAAGTTTTGTGCAAACATTTCTTGTGCTTTAGCACCTTCTGGACTAAATGAACGACCAACAGTTCTTCCTACTAAAAATCCTTGTAGTGCTGAAACAGCTATAGAAGCTACTGTACCGATGCCGCTTATTGCTGAACCAATTAAACCACCACCAGCAACTTCTATTGCGCTACCTGTTAAAGCAACTGTATCTGATATAAGTGCTAATGCATTAAATGCTGTATTAAATATATCGCCTTGTTGAACGCTTTGAGCTAATCCAACTGCTGAAGTACCTAAACTATAGATGTCTGCGGCGATACCTAAACCAGGCACAAATCTGGCGCCTGCTTCACTAATACTTTTAAAGAATGTTTTACCAGCTTGCGCGCCTTTTTTTATAGTAAGTTTTGCTGCATCAACAATAACACCATTTGTTTCTAATATTTTAGCAGCTGCAGTTATAGTTTTAGAAGCGTCATTTACAGTGTTTGTAATACGCGCCGAATCATTTAACATGTTAGTAACGTCTACAACATCCTCAGCTTTTGCCGCTATTTTAATAGCTTCATCACTATTTTTTACAATTGAATTACCAGCATCTACTATTTGTTGTTGTGCTAGTTTAACGCTTTGATCTAAGTTTACTAAATCTTTTTGTGCAAGGTCAAAAGCTTGTTGAGCTTGTATCTTTAAAGGATTATTTTTACCTAATCGTTTTACTTTTTTTAAATTAGCTTCTGCTTTAATAAAACTTTTATCAGCAATTTTCTTTAGCTCTACATTGTTTGTTAGTGTAGCTTCTAAAGTAGCTTTATTTACTTTAGATAATTCTAAGTTTTTAACACTTTCAATAAACTTAGGATCATAAGTTTGTAATGTTTTTTTAATTTTATAATCTTGTTTTAGTAAATCATTTGCACTTTTTACTTGTTTATTATAATCAAGAACAAGCGATTCATTAGCTTTAATATTTCTTAATTGTTTAAATCTTGCGTCTTGATAACGTGCTCTTTTAGGATCAAAGGTAGTAGAAAAAGGATTTTGCCATGATTCTTTTTTCCAGAACTTTTTATCAATTAATGCTGAACGAAGGTACCCACTGTTTAAAGCAGCGCCTACACCTGCACCCACAAGACCGCCTAAGTTACCAAATAAATCATATGTTCCAGTATCTTCTATCCCATATCGGTTTCGAATGCGCTCCATAAAATCTTCGTTGTTAACAGCAAAAGGTGAGATTGCCCATTGTTGTAATGATCTTACAAGTACTTGATTTGAAGTAGCGCGCGCTTGTCCAAACCCTCTAAGCCCTTCATAATAAGGTGCTAATGCAGGTCTAGAATAAATATTTCCAGGATATATTCTAGTCGTTCCTGCTAATAAAGGTTTTCGTGGATATAATAATGCCATGCTGTAAAGTATTATAGCATAAAAAAAACCACTGTAAACTATACAGTGGCTCTTTTACTAATTGTCTAAACTACATCTTCTTAAAGTCGCCGGACGCTTGCGTGTCCATAAACTTAGCTGTGGTTTTAGCGATACGAATCTGACGGTCAATGTGATGAAGATACTTCAACAACGCATTGTAATGTCCGCGTGATAACGAGAATTCGGTACCATCCGTTGGATACTTTTTAAAGTTTCCATTAAACGCCACAGTAATGCTCTCACCTACGTAACGAGCATATAATGGTGAGATTGAGTATTTAACATTAGATTCACGGAATAACCTTAAATCGTTATTACGTGCTTGTGTTTCAACGCTTTCCACACCTTTAATAAGACTGGATGTTAGTTCAAATGTGTCTTTTGCCATTTGAGTGCTGCCTCCTTTCTTGGAAGAATTACGGTTAACCTATACACCGTAAGGTTATTATAGCACGAACTACTCTACGTTAGAGCCTTCGTCGTTGCCAGTACCCTTTGCGCCTAAAACATCTTCTTCAAGAGTATCTACAAATTTCTTTAAGTATTCAGCACGGATTGCTTTGAATTTTCCATCAACTGTATCAATTGGTGCGGCACCAAGAGCGTTGTTAGCAGCAGTGAGTAATTTTTTAAATACAAACGCTTTAACTTCAGTTGAGTATTGTGCGGTTGCAAACACAGTACCATTAGGTTGTTTTAATTCAACCGTAATTGGGTGCAACACAACATCACCTTTTTTATATTCGACACCAGATGTGTAAAACTTATAAGGATTTTGACCAGCGATGTTTGACGATCCAACTAAACCACCGCGGTTAACGCCATCAACACGTAACTTACCTGCACCATCAACACCAATAGAGTTAAAGTTATTTTGTTCATACGCTTCAGCTTCAGTTAAGAAACTTGGGTCGTAGTTCTTATTGATAACTTTTTCAGTTAATGCAGCAAGTTCTGCGTAACGTGGGATTCCAAACGTAACAACAACAGCTTCAGGACGCTTAATTGCTAATCCAAAACCATCGACTTTAAATCCAATAGATTGACGTTGATCGATAGGATCAGCAACACCTGAAGAACCTAAAGCTTTAATAATAATCTTAGGAGCATCTGAGACACCTTCCATGGTTAACTTCACTAACGCTTCCGCGCCAAATAAAATACCACGATGGACCGGTAATTGCATGAATTCACCGCTATCGATGTATCCATTAATTTTCGCTAAGTCACCAGATTCACCAGCTGCCACAGGAGCATACGTCACAACGCCAGTAACCGCGTTAATCGTACGGGTTTGCTTTTTAAGAACCGCAGTGGCTGCTACTGCTTCAGCTGTTGCGGATAACATAACAGTTGCAACAACAGGAGGAGTCGCACCTGCGTCTGCTAACACTAAATTAGTAGCAAGCGTACCAGTAGGAATTTCCCACTTGATTAATTCGTCAATAGCCGATCCATCTTTAAGATACGAAGTACCTGCAAGATTAGATTTAGCTTTAACGCCAGAGCTAACAACAAAGTCTTGATGAATGTCTAAGTACCAAATTGTGCTAGTAGGGTTACCACTAACTGGAGCAATTGGTTCAACTGCGTATAAACGGATAACTTCAGTACCGTCTGCTTTTTCATAGACGCCTGGGAATTCAATGTCAGGATATGCAAATTCATCTAACATCGTTGGGATGAAGGATAATTCAAACATATCGAATTGTTGGCCCGTAGTCCAAAGTTTACCAGTAGTTAATTCAATTTCCATATATTGTTTCACACGTGGGTCATCAATTAAACCATTGATGAATTCTGGTGAACACACATAGTTGAACTTACCGCCGACAGGTTTAACCATCATGCGTTTCATACGTGATACTAAGAATCGAAGATCATCTAAACGGATTTCATCACCAAAATGTAATTGAGCAAAGCCTGTTTTAAAGCCAGCATAAAATTCATTTGGGGTAGCTAACCAGGTCTTACGTGCATACAGTTCTTTGGTTTGGTTGGCAACTTCACCATATTGAACTGAACGTTCAGCAAGAACTTCGTTAACAATGCTTAAGTCTAGCTTGTCAGTATATTCTGACCAGCGACCAAACGAGAACACGTTACCAACTTCAATAGTTTCGTAAGCATGTTTGTCTGGTGAAGGTGGGATACCTTCTTTTAATGGAGTCAAGGTTGGAGTTAATCCAGCCCAACGACGGAAACGAGCAGTCGTGTCGCCTCTGCGAATCGTTAACGTTTCTGCAGCAGCTAAGTGTACGTAGTTTTCTTCCCCGTACTTGAGAGAGTCTAAAAGAATAGTGTTGTAAAAAATGTTGGGATCAAACCCAGCACGGTACACACCATCTTTGTCGTAAAGCATTCCAATGACGGTATTTACGTTTTGCAAATTATGCAAAGGTAGCAACGCGTCTTTTGAAAGCTTTATATTAGCGTCTGATAAAATGGCCATATAAGCCTCCTTGTTTTTGTTAGAGCTCGCGTAACAACTTATCGTATGCAGATCCGCTTTTAATAAAAAACGCCAGAAGGATAGCATTAAATAACATAACTTAAAATGGTTATATTACTTCACTACTCATTCTGGCGTAAGCATCCATGTATAAATTGCCGAGTTTTACACACTTCGATCTGGACACTAAAGTAGTCCGCTACTATCTACGCATATAATATAACACGTAAATTTCTGTGTATAAAACAAAAACACCGTTTCTTTACAATTCACTCATAATGAAGTGCGATAGAATCGGTGTTTAAGATACAGATAATTTTACAATTATCTATTTCTTTTTAGTTTTAGCTTTAGCACTCATTGCTTTTTTTGCCATAATCTTTTTATTCATTGCCATATTTAATCTCCGTCCTTTCTTTTTTAATATCGATATCACAGGTTATTTACTATTGGTTCTAAACTTTCTAACTTTACTTACTATCGACTTAGGTTGTGCAACAAATTGTTTGCCTGCACGATTACCTTGTGCCTTCGCACGATTAGTCGCTGCACGTTCTGATGCACTTAAAGCAGACCACGCTTTTTCAGGCAGGTATCTTAACCTACCTTCAGAAGGTTTACCGCTTGCAGTTTTCCAACGTTGTTCTGTCCAATGATCAAGTGAACGTTGTGATGCTTTCTTTGGCATATTAATACATGCCTTTAGACTTCATCATTTTACCCTTGCCCATTTTCTTAGGGGTCCAAGTACCTGATAAAGCTGTTCCTTTATTCTTAAACATCTTAGGTGCTTTCATCATTTGTATCCTCCACCTTTCTTTTTATATTCACGAGCTAACAATTGTGCTTTACGTGCTGACCATTCACCAGGGTCACCACCTTTAGTACCGCGTTTAATTTTATTAAATAAATTCTTACGCATCGTTGGCTTGGTGTAATTGCCAGCGGCGTTTACTTTTGATTTTACCATTTGACTTTATCCGCCCAATACGCTGCAGACATCTTACCTTTAGCAATATTACTTGCGTGTCTTGCTTTAAAGGCTTCTCGTCTTGCACGGTAGCTTGCAGACTCACCATCTTTTTTAGGTGATCCACTCACACCTTGTTGACCGAATCGAATGGTCTTAACATCATCTCCAGACTTTGCCACAACCACGTGTGACTTGCTAGGATGGTTTGGTGTACGTTTAGGTTTGTTATAACCTGATACGCCAATACGATTAAGAATTGCTTTTGACATGTTCTTCTCCTTTTAATAATATATCACGTTTATATTTTAATAACAAATTTCTAAACCAAACTGCTATGATAATGTTAAGAATCCAGAACGGTGTAAAAGGCGCTAAAATAAAAGCGTATACTGCAGCAGCTGCAATATAACCGCGTTCATCTTGAAAAACAAATCCATATGCTAGTGGTAAAAACCACGGTAGTGACGTAATAATGTTAGCAAAAATCCAACTGATCCAACCTTCTTTAGTAAGTAGGATTTCTTTGACTGCTTTTTTTGCTTTGGTTAAAAAATTATTTTGGATTGCCATTGTTAAAATATTCTTCTGCTTCTGCAAACGTTTCAAATTCATACTCTTCATTTTCATACATTGATGAAGGTTCAATACTCATTCCAATATATACACCGTTGTGTTTGTAAAAATAAAATTTTTGCATATTAATATCCAAACCATCTAAATGCTAGACTGGCTCCTGTAAAGTTGTGTCTAAAAGACATTGTAGTTCCACTAAAGAAAATATCAATGTTCATTACTTGTGTGTTAGTTCCATTCGACCAAGCAACACGATGTTGTTTGCCAGGCGTTGCAGTTCCAATACTTTGAGCTGATGTAATGGTTAATGGTATACGAGCAATGACTGAACCTGTTGTTGAGTCTTGATGAATGTATAACCAAAAGTCGCGCATACCACTTGTAAATGTAATCGTTGTAAAACTTGTCGAGTTAGCGATAGCAGAACTTACTCCTATTTCTCTTTGATGAGTTCCATAATAAACTGCTCGTTCTAATGTAGGCACAACACTTGAAGATGATAATTGACCTAAATCTGTAAGGTCTTTAGGAGCAACGGTTGTAACTGCTCCAGTTCCAGCACCTACTAAAAGACTTCCTGAAGTTAACGAAGTAGTGCCAGTTCCACCTCTATTAACGGCAATCGTTGAAGCAGTCCATGTACCTGTAGTAACAGTACCTAATGTTGTAATACTTGTAGAACCTGCTGTTGGAGCAGCTCCGACCATTGCTGCAGTGATACCACTAACAGTACCAGTAAATGTAGGAGATGCAAACATTGTAGCTTTAGATTCATTTGTAACATTACCGAGCCCTACCATTGCTGCAGTAACACCTGAAACAGTTCCTGTAAATGTAGGACTACTAAACATCGTTGCTTTAGATTCGTTTGTTACGTTAGCTAATCCAACATCAGTAGCAGTAGGTTTATTACCTTCATGGTAAATAGGATAATATGTATCACTAATGTAATCTCTGACTGCACTTAATTTATCATTATAATCTGAAATACCCCAAGAACCGGCAGTATCACTACCACCACTTGACGGGTTTGCAATAAACCTTGGTGCGTAAATATCTCCTGTAACTGTGCCACCTGTTAATGGAAGTTTAGTAGCATCAGCTGGTGTAGCCCAACTTCCGTTACCACTTAAAAAGGTGGTTGCACTTGGAGTACCTGACGCAGCGATGTCTGCAATTTCCACACCGAAAATATGCATTCTTGTTAAGATAATACCTTCAGTTGCATTAACTTTGGTCACTGCGCCTACTTGTATTTTTGCATTGGTTCCGGTTGGTTCGGTCGCCGTTAAAGCGCCTGCTGTTGATCCTGCACTTGCAAACCAAAGAATATTACCTGCTGTATATGTAGATGTATTAACGTTAATTAATTCACCTTGTGTTAGAACATAACCGAAGTCATTCGTCGCAAGTGTTGCTTCTGCTAAACCAATAAAGTAATCTGGGTTCGTATTGATTTCACTTGGCACCGCTGCTTTTATTAAGATATGGTCGCCTTGAACACCGGCAAATTGTACGGCTTGTCCTTTGGTAATTGCTGATTGTGCTTTACCATAAATGTATAAATACTTTAATTGTTCTTTGACTGCACTTGTTAATAAGAATGCCGAAGCATGATTGCCATCAAGTAAATCAGCGTTTAAATTTGTAACGGCTGTCGTCGATGCGACCGTTAATGGAGCGGTACCTGTGGCTTGTGTGGAAATAAATGTGGTGGCTTTGGTATTGCCAACAACTTCTAATTTTTCAGATGGTGTTCTTGTTGCAATACCAACGTTACTTCCGTCAGGTTGTAAAGCAAGATTTTTATACGATACGCCATCTTGAACAACTTGAATTGTTCCCATATCGTTGCCGTCTTCAAAATCAACCCAAAGACGTTTAGTTTCAGCATCTCCCATTACGTTTAATTGACCTGTAATTCTTGTGCCACCTGCAACGTGTAGTTTAACGGCAGGAGCAGTCGTTCCAATACCGACGTTTCCGTTACCAAGAATATGCATTCTTTCAAGATTATTTGTTCCAAAACTAATTGGTTCATTATTATATGTGTATATAAAGTTTTTTCCAACAGCATCATTCCATCGTCCAATAATTAAACCCGCCGCAGCACCAGATCCAGTTGTGTTATTAGTAAAATGAATTGCCGAAGCATTTGTATCAGGTGAATGAATATGAATAAATTTACCTGTTGAATTTAAAACTGGACTTGTAGTTCCTACACCAATTGTATTACTTACATTTAAAGTACCAGTAATGTTTCCACCTGTTAAAGGTACATAGTTAGCAAACCGTGGATCACTACTATTGATTACAGAAAAAGTAAATTGTTGATCGTTACCATCTCCTGCAACATCACTGTATTTTGTAAACACAATCATATCGCCTGCTTCTAAAGTAACTGGTGATGTTGAGTCGCCTTCATCTCCTGGAGTTAATACGTGATATTGAAAAGTTGGTCCTAGTGTGGTTTGATCAGTCCAAGTTAAAGTTACTTCTGCTGCAGCTGTCCACATGTAACCGTACATGTTTTCATAATCGCCACCCGATAAAGCTACTAACTGTGCAACTAAACCAGTAGAAGCTGCGCTTAATGAAACAGCACCGCTAATAGTACCTACTAAATAAAAACCACGGCCTGCACCTGTAATAAAATCAGGTAAGTTTGCAACAGGAACTTTGCTAGTTGCATCAAGCGGAGCAACTCCGTTTGCTGCGTTACGTGCTGAAGTATTTATTTTTGCATCTAAACTTGTTTGTAAATTAGTTACATCTGCAATAGCATGTGTATGTGCATTAGGTGCAGCTGTAACTGTAATGTTAGCAGAACCATTAAAACTAACACCATTAATTGTTCTTGCTGTTTGTAATGTTGTAGCAGTAGCAGCATTTCCTGTAGTACTATCTGAAACTCTAGCACTATCTACTCTAACACCATAAGTGTTTAGACCATTCCAACCCATTAATGTAGGATATGTAGCTGACCAAAATACGTCTGGGTTTGTGTTATTTTTAGCTGTACCACCAGGAGCTGTGCCATTAGAAGCATCAAATATAGTATGACCGTTACCGTAGTTTTTCCAAGCAAGTTCACCTATTACATTACCAATTACTGAAGTACTATTGTTCCAGTCACTTCTTGTTCTTGCTGAAACAAATGCTGTAGAGTGAAGTCCATCTAGTAAGTCAGCATTTAAATTTGCAACTGCAGTAGTAGACGTAACAGCTAACGGTGATGTGCCTGTAGCAATAGTAGATATTAAACGAGTCCCTTGCACAGTTCCTGGGAAAAATGCATTTTGTGACATATCAAAAGAATATAAATCATTAGTACCTGCTAGTGTTGAAGGAACTTGCCAAGCATTTTCACCAAAAATTCTAATACCCTCTACTTGAGCAGTACTAGGATAATTAGTATCTTTTGTAGTCATGATAAAAGTTAAACGTAATTGCCAGTTATTTCCTGTTTGTGTTGTACCACCACCAAGAGTTCCTAATACTAAAGGTATGTCATTCCAGCCTGACCATCCACTTAATGAATATGTTCCAACTGTAGACCATGCTCCACTTGATTGAAAGTTAACACCTGTTCTAGTTTCAACTAAAACATTCATACCACCACTGGATGCAATGTTAATTAACATCTTTCTTGGGTTTGTGTAAACATATCCAGTGGTTCCATTTTGAGCAGTTAATGTGACTCTAGTTCTACTTGTAGTAAAGTATTCACCACTTATTCTACCGACTGTAACTGACATCGCAGTAGTACACCATTGTGATTTTTGTGTAGCATTATAGTTATAATTAGTCCAAGTTGTACCACTGTCAGCAGAATATTCAAAATCTAATCCAGCACCATTAATAAAAGCAATTCTATTAGCACTAAGTTCATTTGAAAGTGACATACCAATAGGTGTAACTTGTCCACTAAGATGTTTACCACCCCATGTTAAATAAGATTCACTTACTCCAGTGATAGGAATAGTTATATTTGCTGATCCATTAAATGATGTAGCCGTTCCAACTGCACCTGTTCCAATACCAATAGTTCTTCCAGTAGTTAATATATCAGCAGTTCCAGCAGTAGTTACATTTAAATTACTTACTCTAGTTGTAGAAGCAACAACAAAAGGAGCAGTTCCTGTTGCTACTGTTGATGTTAGTTGTCCACTCATCGTATCGCCGGTAATGTTTACATAATTATCTACACCAGCAGGCACCGCCCACTGTCCATCTCCACGAAGAAAAGTAGTACCACTTGGAGTACCACTTGCTGCGATCTGACCTACACTTGTTTTAGGGTATAGCTCTTCAAACGCACCCAGCCCTCCGTTAAGAGTTGGGTTCCAACGTTTAAGAATTGTGTTTGGCATGGTTTTATACCAGCCTATTAGTTAATGTCGAACCAGACCGTACCTGCTAAAGGAGTAGTTGGAGTTGCTGTTTGAATAAATAATGGGTGGTTCATTCTAAATGCATCTGAAGCCATTGTTAAACCACCTAAAGCAGTTGCTGTATAAGTTGTGTTATTGTCAGTACCCCATTCAACAGCAGTTGCACCAGAGTTTATTTTTAAAACTTGACCAGCTGTGCCTTTAGCTAAACGAATATTATTTGTACCATTATGAGTTAATAAGTCTCCTCCAGCTGATAATGGTGAAAGCGCATCAAAACTTAAAAGTTTAGTAGTTTGTCCCGTACCACCATTAGCAAGAGCAACAGTTCCTGTTACGTTAGCGGCAGTTCCTGTAGTGTTTTGATTTAAAGTGGGAATGTCACCTGCAGCAAGAGCGCCCCATGCAGGAGCAGCAGATGCACTACCTGTACCTGTTTGACTTAAGAATTGTTTAGTAGCGCTTGTATTACCTGCAAGTTTTACGTTACTACCTAAAGCTCCACCATAAATAATATCACCTAAACTATCTATTGGTGATAAAGCATTAAAAGCATTAGTTTTAGTAGCAAATCCAGTACCACCATTCGCGAGTGCGACTACGCCTGTTACGTTTGCAGCAGTACCAGTTGTGTTTTGGTTAAGCGTTGGAACATCAGCAGCTTGAATTCCCGACATTAAAATATTAGATCCATTACCTCTTAAATAACTTCCTGCAGTAACCGACCCTGCAAGAGCATTAATAGCAGTTTGAGCAGTTGTAGCACCTGTACCACCGTTTGCGATTGCAACTACACCTGTTACGTTAGCTGCAGTACCAGTTGTGTTTTGGTTAAGTGTTGGGATGTCTCCGGCAGCTAAAGTTTTAGATGAAACAGATGTTACGTGTCCTAAACTATTAACAGTAATTGCAGAAAGAACAAGACCTGTTGCAGCTGTAATAGTACTATTAGCCCCATCTGTTGGGTGAGCATAAGTTCCGGTAGGAGTTCCCCAAGTTCCAGCACCTGTTAAATATTTAACGTTATCAGTAGCAGCTGGTGTTGGAACAAGACCAGCCGTACCGGGATTAGTACCGTTAGCACCAGTCATTAATTCATAAGTATTATTAACAGTTGCAAAAACAAAACTATAAGGTGATCCAACTGTACCAGCTCCCGTAATATTAGTAAGAATAAACCAATCGCCAGTTTCAATATTTACAGTTAATTGTGATCCTGGGGAACGTTCTTCACCTGGGTTAATACCACTTGTAGTAGCATATACTCCACCTACGTCTATTGCTCCAGTTCCACTGGTAATAGTAACTGCAGTTGTTGTTACCCAATAATAACCAATAGCACTACGACCAGCACTTGCAGCGTTAGCAACAGCAGCAAGACCAAGGTTTCTAATGTCACTATTTGCACCTACTGTAGCAAAAAAACGCAAACTATCAAAAACAGAGTTAGGTAAATACGCAGGTTTAATTTTAAGTGTATTTCCTGAACCTTCAAAAACACTAACAGGAGTATGTGCAGTTACATCTACTACTAAATCAGTAGCATTAGTTTTAGCACTTTCTTTTACAAACCCATCTGTAAATGTTAAAGACACACCTGTTCCATTAGCAGTAGCATTATTATTCATTGTTAAATCTGTGCTATTAGTAATACTAACTACAACAGTTCCAGTAGGAATACCTGTACCTGAAATAACTGCACCTTGTTTAATGCTTGCTGTAGCCCCAACAGTTAAGTTAGGTGTTCCTGAAGTAGTGTTAAATGCTTGTACAACACTACCTGTCGTCCAACGTTTAATAATCATTTTTTGTTTCCTCCGTTATACTCTTCAATTTTTATTGAAAGGTATTTTTCAACCGTTTGAGTATTTTTAAAAAAGACGCCTAACATTTTATTTTGATCTTGAAAAGAAGTAATGTACTCATCAAATAAATTAGCAAGTTTAGTTAAGTCAGATTTTAGCATTTCAATTTGTTTATCTTTAGATGTTTTTAAAGTTAAAATTTCTTGCTCTTTACTTTGTACAACGTTTTGTAACACAGCTGTTTCATTTTTTGACTTATCTAAATGTTGACGTACACTGTGTTCATTAGCAACAATTTCTTCGTTACTTTTTTTAATAGATAACAATTCTTTTTTAAGCAATGTAATTTCTTCTTTTAATTGTGGTAACAAAGCATTTTCTGCTTCTAACAAAATAATCTTTTTAAAAAGTTCTTTTTCATTACTAACAAACACCGGACTTTTTTCCATTGTTTCTTCTTTTAATTCAAGTTCTTTTTTAGTTGCCATAAATTCCTCACCTTTTTATTGTATCACAAATTTAAAACTCAAACCAAATATCATTTGTTTTATTATTGGTTGGTGGCGTATCTGATACAACAACTTTATTAGCAGTCGTTGCTTTAAACGCTTCAGTAGTTCCGTCATAACGAATAAACTGTCCGTCTTGCAAGTTAGCAATATTAAATTGTGCAAGTATACTTAAAAGTGTATTAATAACCCCTTCATCTTCAAATTCATTAAGCCCAGTGGTAACACTAGTATAAGTACCGAACAAAGCTTTATGTAATTTTTCAAGATACTCGACGGTTACGTTAGCTTGAAGTTTAAGTGTATTAACAACTTGATTCCATTCTTGGATCGTTAAACTATTCGCGGCTTGTTTAACTTGTTCTACGATGCCGTTTCTAACTAATGTGGGTTTCTTTTCAAGAAAAACTGCCATGTTATTTGTTTACTACGCCTAACACGTAGCCTTTTGAAAGAAGGTACAGTTCTTTATACTTGAGATGAAATGCATCAAACACACTAGCAACTGCCATGCTTCCAAACAATACAATGACTGTTTCAAAGTATGATGTAAACGCTACATCAATTGCATTTTCTATCACATACTTAAGTGTAAGACCTAATGTAATTAAAACAATAAACAATAATATCTTTGGGCTCGCTTTAACTAAACCTTTAAATAGACTAGGTTCCCATGCGCTAACCCATTGTGGTATGTCTGACGCTAGTTTAATAATTCCTATGGTGCCTACAATAATCGTTGGCATAACCAGTCTACTGGAAACAGGCGTCTCAGTAAAACCTAACTTAATTGCAAAGTATGCAAAAGGTAAAACATATCCTATTAGAAATCCAATCCAATAGTAAGTATTTTTTAACTTTGCATAGTTAAGTGTGGTGCTCATTACTTAGCTCCTACGTATTTACTTAATAAATCTCCTGCGGCTTTAACAACAGTTTCAACTGTTTGTGCAACCACTTCTTGGCTTACAACTGGTTTAGGTAATGCTGGTGTAACACCTGCACTTCCTTCAGAAACAACAGGCTTAACTGTCATTAACTTAGTAAACTCTTCTTGTAAAGATAGTTTATCTTCAATTGGAAGTTTAGATGCAATGACAATATACGACAATGCCTTGAATGTAGCTAGGTTAACTTGTTCTAGGTAACGATCCTTAGCTTCTAATTCTTGATGTCTTGCTTCTAAAGCATTGTACTTTTGCGCAATGTCTTTGACTAACTGATTAGAGTTAGATAATTGACCAGTGCTTTGCATACGTAATGCATTGAATTGCAAGATAGACTTAACTTGCACAACAATAAACGTTAGCAGTGTACCTACGGTCACACCACCTGCAATCGACACTCCCCAATACTCTTCTAAAAATTGAATAACTTGTTCCATAAATTATTCCTCCTTTCTTATTTTGTTACGTTACCTGCAGGATTACCTGTAGATACACGATTACTTGTCTCAGTCCACTGTGAAGCGGTCCACTTACTTGGGTCAGATCCGTATAAACTGGTCATCTGACGTATTGTTTGTTGATATGGATCACCTGCATCTGAAGCAGCCATTGCTGAACCAATCTGACCACGTGCATTAGCTTGATTAAGAAAGTCTGCGTAAGCTTGATCTTGCGACGTGTTCATACCAATCTGTGCTTCAAGTCTACCTTGGTTTAACATCTGTGCGTTTTGATTTAATGTATTTACATTTGTCATTAACATCTGCATATCTTGATTTGCAATTTGTGATTCACTCATACCTGCTCGTAAACGTGCTAATCGTTCGCTGCGTACTTGATCTGTAATTTGTTTTACTGTACTTGCTTGCTGCATAGCCGCTTGTTGGAATCCAACATCTGCCATGGTTGCAGCTTGTTGTGCTTGGTTTGCATAAGATTCTTCTAATCGACCTAGCATTTCTGCTCCACCAGTACCGGGTTTTAATGAATACACATCTTGATAATACTGATTAAAGGCATCTACTTGACCTTCAGCGTTTGTTGGGGCTTCAATACCCCGTGTTATAAGTTCGCCTGTTTCTTTGTTATACGTATTACCTGCAACGTCGAATCCTAATTTAGTTGCATTCAAATTAATAATTTGATTCATCGCAGCTTTTACGTTTTTAAAACGTTCAGATCCTTCACGGTTACCACCAGCATCTATAAGCTGTTCAGCCAGCAACTCCGCGTCAGTAAGCGGTCTGCCTAAAGAAACTATTTTTGCTAATAATCTATCTCTTTCTTCTGCATCTAAATTCCAGTTAGCATCAGTTCCTGCAACAGTTGTATTATATTCAACACCATTTACAGTTCCTGTAGTACCACCAAACTGTTGTAAATTTAGTTTAAATTTTAACTTCATACGATTTCTCCTTTCTCTTCTATCTCTTTAATAACAGCAGCTAAACGTAATTGTTCATCAATTAACTTTTGTTTTTCATCTAAAAGAGCTTGTTTTAAAACACGTATTTCTTCTTCAAGCTTGTATAAGTAGTCTTCAATATTAGGACGAATAGGCTTCTGTCCTAATATCTGATAAACATTATACGGCAAATTAGAAACATATGTACGCACAATATGATTGTTGTCATCTAATAACTCTACTTTAACATTTATAATTTGTTGTTCTAGAGAAATATAAATGTACTCTTTATTACCTCTAAATAATTTTTCATTAAGATACAACACAGGATGCAAGTGCTGTGTGTTTGGTTCAAAAACATACTCAACATATGTACGTTCAACCAATTCAGGCACATACATTGTTTCAATAAGTACCTTTCCGTCTATTAATTTTAATATCATACTCTTCTCTCCTTATAGATAATACCAAAATGTTGAAGCTTATATAAACCTTTTGATACAAATTGAAGTTTTAATCTAAATACTTTACCCATACCAAGAATCGAAGTACGATGCGTAAGTAACTTACTGGATGTGTACTCAGAAAAATCTAATAACAAGTTATTATTTTCAAATGTATTATTAATTAAAGAGTACTTTAAAGCATCCGATGCTGTTTCTGATATTTGGTTTACTTGAACAAGTTGCGTTAAATCATTATAATTTGATTTAATAATAGGTATAAAATAACTAGCACCACCAATTTCTTGTACTTCTAGTACTGTATTATAAAAAGGTTTTGCAATAATTTCATCAATATTAGTTTCTAAATTAAATAACAAGTCACTTGCATTAAGATTTTTAAATACAACATGTAGATCACGAAACCGTTTAGTTAAATGATTATTAAGATTTAAGTTACCTGTATCAATTAAACAGTTAATAGCTTCTTTTTTAAAGTTATCTGTTATAGTTTGATCAACATAATTATCACGTGTGTTGTTTTCTACAAAAGGAAACGTAAAGTATATATTATTATTTAGTTCTGTTACATAAACTTCGCCACTTTCAATAAACCATTTATCATAGATACTTGAAATAGTAAGTGTATCTTCAGCGTAGTACCTATTATTTAAAACATCATAAACTAAAGTATACGTAATTAAACCTGGCACATAATAGAATATTTTAATATAGTTAATAGAAATTAACGCTTTAATTTTTATATCTGATTTTTGCACTCTTTCTTTTTTTCCATAGCTCACTAATCTTTCGTTCATGTAGACTTCATAATTTTTTAATATATCATTAGCTGCCTTATTCATGTATTGAATACTAAATCTAGTTTGATCATCAATTGTTGTGCTAGGTCTAATCATGAATAACTGTCCATCTTCGGAATAAAATAAAACCATTTGATTAAAAATTTGTATAACATCTGCGTAGTTTTTATTAACTAATAAATTATATAAGACAGCTTGTTTTACCCATGCAATACCTGTAACAACTTGTTCAAGTTGGTTTGTAGCAGGATTAATTGTAGTAGTAGTTGTTTCTAAACGATATACAGCATAAAGATTTTGAGTTGTAAAAACTAAAATAATTGTTTTATATTGAATAGCTTTAACTATTTCTTCATTAAACTCTAATTTATTTTTATCTTTAAACCAATAGAAACGTCCTACTTCTGATATATAAAGAACATTTTTATACCACGTTAATAAAATACTGCTTTCAAAAACAGCAATATTATTTGTAACTTGTATATCTTCAGGTTCTTTTGTAATTACTTTTTCAATATAAGTAACTGTTAAATTATCATAACCATATTGTTTAACAGGCATTGTTTGTATTAAAGCTGTAGCACCCCAAGCAACTTGTAATGTTTGTAACTCAGTATATGTTTTATTTGAAAGCTCAGATTCTTCGTAAGGCTTCATATAAAATATAACGCTTAGACCTTTATCAAAAAAACCAGCAGTATTTAAATCAGCGTTGTTATGAAGCTCTGTTAACAACCCGTTACTACCAGTAGGATTTTCCCAAATATAAAATTTTGCATCAGCATTGTTATAATAAATTTGATTTTTAATAAATAAAACTAAAGGAGGTGAACCACCACCGTTATTAATCCATTGATTGTTTGTACCTGCACCATCCTGTATAAATTTACTTCCATTACTCGTACCGTCTACGCCTATAACTTGTATAACTGTCCCTTGAATAGCGTATACAGTACTATCAGGAGTAGTCGATCGATAATAAGGAGGCTGACCTGTTGAACCAAAACTTTCTGAAGAAAACGTTATCGGAGTTTTACCTACATTTTTTAGTATATTTAAATTAGTTTCTAAACTATAAGTACCATTTAAAACATTATATTTATAAAAACCGTAATTATTATTAACAAAAAAACTATTATGTACGGTGTTATATAAATCAAATTGATTGATCAACGTTGTTACATATGGTAAAAATTGATTGTTTGCAACACCTTGATACAGACTCCATGTTCTTTTATCAAAGTATCGGAAGGTTGTAGTTGTTGTTGCCGGCAAAGAAATTGCATTGGTTTTAATTAAAAACCATTCTGTTTTATTTTTAAAAGTTTTAACAGTTTCATTTTCATTTAATGTTAAGGTAATTTGAATAGGTTCGTTTTTAAAATTAGTTGGACCAGAACTTCCATTACCTAGTTGACCTTCATCACCGTTTCCCCAAGTATAAATTTTACCCAAGTTTGTAATAAACATATTTGTAAAATTATAAACTGAACCTGATGCTGCATCACCAAATGCAGTATTAAACTCTGTAATAAATTCATCATTACTTAAACCATTAAAATTTAAAACAGCTGGTGTTTGATTTATGTCAGCACCAAATCTACTTCCAAAAATAATTACTTTGTTTGTGTTTGTTAACAAATAAGTTGAACGATAACCAGCAATAATTTTAACAATAGTTTCATCTATTTCTAGTAAATCTATTTCAATTAATGTTGGAGTTACTACATTAGACAAAGCAGAAGCTTCGCTTAACTGACCGTAAATATTACTACCTGTCCCAAACACTCTTCCAAAATTAGTTAAAAAAATACTATGAGTATAACCAGCACTAACACTAGTAATAATTTCTCCATCTTTTAATGAAGACCCAAAAGAAACTAAAGTTGGACTTGTTTTTAAAACATTATCACCGACACCAAGTCGTCCGTCTAGATTATATCCCCAAGAAAAAACACGCCCTTGATTTGTTAAAATAACATTATGTAAATTTGCCGAAGTTATTTGAACAATTTTTTCATTTGTATTTAAAGTAGACAGAACACCAAAATTTGTAATGCTTAAAGGTGCGGTGTTTCCAGTAGTTGTATTACCTCTACCAAGTTCACCATTACTGTTGGAACCCCAAGTATATAAAGTTCCTGCTGTAGTTAAAAGCATACCGTGATTTGATCCTGATGAAATTGCTTTTGGTGCAAATGCAACGCCACCTATGGTGCTTATTTCAACAGGTATGTTACTTTGAGTTGTTGTACCGTTACCTAATTGACCACTAGTATTTTTACCAAAACTAAATAGTCTATTAGATGTTATTAAATAACTATGACCGTCTCCTACAGCTGCTCCTAAAAAATTTGTAAAATTTGCACTACCACTTGTTAATAACGTAGGTTCATCTCGCGTTGTTGTATCATTTAAACCTAACTGACCTGTAGAGTTATAACCCCAAACAAACACGCGGTTGTTTGTAGTAATTACTATTTTATGATCAGCTTCAGTCCCGCTAGAAATATTTAAATCAATATAAGAATTTTCATATATGTTTGTTCCAACCTGTATACGTTGTTTATTTTTAACATCGGTATTAGATAGTGAACTTGCAACATAAAGTTGTTGATCTTTAAACAACGCATTACTTTCTAAAAATCTGACGTTAGGTGTTGCCGGGTCTGTAGTTTCGTTTACAATACTTCCAAAAAACCAACGGTAGCTAACGACCGATGTATTATCTCTATCAATAGTTGTATGTGTTTCATTTACAACAAAAGGTAACAATCTAAAAGTAATGCTAGATTTTTTAAACTCTAATTTTTTATCTTCTATTATTTTTAAAAGTTCTGCACCTGTTAAAAAATTTGCAGCGTAATCTTCGTTACTACTAGAATCTTTTTCAATTGTATATTTTGTTTGATACAAGTCTTTTAAAGTTTTAAATTCAGCATTAAAAGGATTTAATGGCGTAGTTGCTTGTAAGTCAACTACATAAAATAGTGTATTAGTAAATAAAGGTATAGAATTTTTTAAACTTATAATATCTTTAACACCATTTGTTATATTTGTCCAAGTAGTTTTAAGACTAGTGTATGTATTTGAAGTAGGATAATTTGGATAATCCTTTTTAAATTCACCTGACGCGTGCGAAGAAGTTGTACTAATGGTTGTGTTAGGTTCATTAGGTACAACAAAAATAATATATCGTGCATTACGATAATGATTCAAAGTAATATTATCATTGCCTAAAACAAACTGACCAGTACGAATTTGTTCTGTATCTGTAAATACTCTTGCAGGTTTTGTCGTGTTATTAATATACTTTAACCATGGACTAGAATAAATAGCGTCAACATTAGGACTATTAAAGTCTGTAATTGAAGTATTAACAACTTCAAATTTATACGCCCATTTATCAGTTGCACTGTTTTCATTATTTAAATCATAAAAAGCTGGGTTTAATTGAAAGTATGGTTTGATATTATAGTTAGTATTTCGATATATAAAGTTATTAACATAATTTAAAACATCATCATATACATAAATAAAGTTTCCTAAATTACTTATTTGCCCACTAGGTCTATTACCTTCTGTAAATAATGTTTGAAAACTATTAGGTATAATTGATTTACTAACAGAGACACTTCGTTCTGTAGGAATTAAAGTAGGGTGTGTGAAAGTATCAACAATATCTATATTTAAAGTATTAGCTGGGTACGTAATATCCCCAACAGAAAAACTATCTTTACGATAATACAATTGTAAAATAAATTTAAAGTTAGATGTGTTTGGAATTACTAACTCTGCTTTTAATAATGTTTTATGTACACCATTCTCATCATAAATATGCTCGACTTTACTGTCGCTAAGTATTTTAATATTTGCTTGAACATACGTTTGTACATCATCTAACTTTTCTTGATTTGTACCAGCTGCATTACTGTATAAAGTCTGTAAATAAGTTATTTCATTAATTAAAATTTCTAAAGTACTAAAAGGACGATCTTCTGTACTACGCCAATTAAAGTTTACTATTTTTGTAGTTACAGGTAGTAGTTTGTCTTTAATATGATAAGCACTAATATCTGCAATATAACCTTTATTATTTTCAAAGTCATAAATAACATATTCATTGATATTGTTGTCTTTAAAAATAATTGTTTGATTACTAAAAGATAAATAATTTATATTTAACTTGGTATATACATTAGGGTTACCGCCGTAGTTTTGTTGTGCAGTAGTGTTAATTATAACACCTTCCCATTCATTAACATCCCAAGTTGTTGTTGGATTTAAAACAGTAATTTTCCTACGTATAGAATAATTAGCAGTAGATCCTGATGGTACTAAAGACCACCCTGTTCCAGGATCAACTCCAATAACACCGAACGCATCTAAAAGATTATTGTTTTTAAACAAACCAATCGCATCATCACCATTAAAAGTCATAACATCGTTTCCTACAGTTTTATGAACTGCGGCAGCTATACCCGGAAAGTTGTTAAGACTTAAAGTACTTTTGTACACAATATACATTGTGTTGTGCGGTAGTACAATATTAGGTAAAATAAAAGTATGACTAGGACTTCCTAAAACTGCACCGTTTAAAAAAACTTTTAAACTGTAAGAGTTTAAAAATACTATGTCACCTGTTCCATTAAAAATTTCAATGTATGTGTTGTCCGAATTTCCTTCGTAAACTTCTGATATAAATAAATCTGAAGCAAATTCAGTGTTTGTTAATGTTGTTGTTAATAAACCTTTTCTTGGTGTAACAGATTGACCAGTATCTGAAACATTAAAGTTAACCATGTGTTTAAACAATCCTTCGTTTAAAGGATCAGTAGTTGCGACAATCCCTAGGTATCTAGTATTGTCGTAGTATGATTTTTCAGGGTATCCCTGTACAGCTTTTCTAGCCATTATAGCCCCATATAAATTCTACTGTATAACTGTTACTACCGTCTAAAGTAGTTGGTGCAAAACAATTAGGGTGCCAACCAGTTGTACCGTTCCATACTGGTTTATTAATTTCTAAACGTCTTAATTTAATAACAATGCGTTTACCTGCTACAAGTGGAAAAGCGTTTTCTTGTATAGTTGTCACACTAGCAGGGATAATAATCTCTACTAACTTAGGTGTGTTCGCAAAAGCATTGGTTTGTATTGTTACAAGACCTTCATTTAAGTTAATATTATTTCCTCTGAAACGATTAAAAGCGTTTGTTTCTAACGTTCGTATTGTACTAGGAAGTGTAATGCCCTGTGTTAATTTATCTAGTGCTTCTGTAGGTAATGTACCATCACTATTATTAACAAACTGTGAAGGAATTGTTACAGGCACAAGTCCATTAACTTCGTTAGGAATTGTTAAACTAACCATACTATTTCTATATGTAGCAGAAATAGAAACTCTAAACAGCGACGATGCAGATTCAACTGTAAGAATCGGTGTAGAACTCCACGTGGCAAACAGATTTAAATCACTTCTCATAATAACTGTAGCCGCCGTTCCAGCAGGATAGTTAGCAGTAGCATTAGTAGTACTTTTAGTCCAACCTAAAAATGTGTAGATTTTATCATATTTTGTTGAAAAGTAAGTACTATCTGGAAATAAAATTGTAGCAACTTTATCATAAATATAAGCATTTGTATCTTTTGTAAATGCTGTAGGCAATATAATATCATTGTTATTTGGGAAGTAATTAACTCTAAATTTAAATGTTGGTACGTTTAAGTTACGTTGATTGTGTTGACTAATACCTTCTTGACTGTCTAATGAAAAAAATACACCTTGATCTGGGTTTTGTCGAAACTCAAAAGGCACTCTATTAAATTCTTTTTGAAACATATCGTATAAACCTTCTTGCATTTCAAGCAAGTACTTATTATAGATAGTTGTAAACTCTTCATCACGTGCTAGTATTTCTGCCGCAATGTAAGGAATAATAATACTGTGAAAGTATTCTTCTGGAATAATTTCATACTCTGTAGCTTCTTCAATAAGCTCTCCTGCTCCATCATATTGTTCTTCACCGTCTTCGTCTAGTATAGGTTTTGATGTAGTCGTAGTATAAGATTTAGTGGGATCAGTCATTACGGTTGAAATTTTAGGATACTTTGTACCTAAAAAGTTATTGATTTTATTAATAGCTTTATCTGCATCATACTTAATATCAAACCAAGTAAGGTTATACCTCAAGGTTAATTGGTTAAGACGTACCAACAATTCTTCTTGTGTTATCATTTCAAAAAGTCCTCACATGTTGATTATAGCACAAAAGTTTTTAAACAATAGTTCAATTAATAAAAACACACCCGAAGGTGTGTCTTTAGTTTTACTTCTTACGATTAGCAGCTTGTGTTAGCAAATCGTTTAATGAAACTCCGTTAGCATTAACAGGTTTTGGTTGAGCTGATTGTGCTGGGTTTGCAACAGGAACTTTAGTTTGACGCAGTCTTTCTTCTTCCCACTTACCTTTAGCTTGGTTAACCGCTGTATCAATTTGTTGTTTTAACAACTTATCACGATAAACTAAGATATAAAGATCTTGTAAGTCTCCGCCTTGTGCTAACCATTGATACGGGTTTTTCTTTACAGACATTGCGTCTTTAAAGAAATTGTTTACTTCTGCTGTCTTAACACCCATGTTTTGTTGTAAGTTAGTTAGCGCCCGGTCCATACTAATTTGAAGTCTTTGCTTTTGAATTTCAACCTTATCTCGTTCAATACGATCAATTTCTGATTGTACTTCAGGAGTAATACCTTTAGCTTCAGCTTTTACTTTAGTATCAGAAGTATTCATTGCTGTAGCTAAAGCATCATAATCCATCCTACCTTCTTTCATAAACTCTTTCAGTTTAAATTCGTAGGACCCATTAGTATAACGTTGTACTAATCCTTCAATTTTTTCTTTAGCAGTTTTTTCAGCACTATACTTATCACGGATTTCTTTAATTGGATTACTTTCTTTAATCGGATTACCTTTAGCGTCTTTCTTTTCTTCAGGCTTTCCTTCTGTAGGTTTAACTTCACCAGGTTTAGCTTCTACTTTTGGTTGTTCTGTTGGAGTAGTTACAGCAGTTTCTGCTTGTTTAACTTGAGCTAACTTAGCTTCTACTAGTTGTTCTTCAGCAGGTTTAACTGCAGATTGAGTTTCAACTGGTTTAACATCTGTAGGCGCTTCCGTTTTCGGTTCATTACCTGCTGCTTGACTTAACGCTTCTTGTAAACTAATTTTGTTTTGGTCTGCCATAATTACTTCTTACCTTCTTTCTTAACAAGTTCTTGTTCTTGTTTATTAATTTCGCCAACAATGCTTTCGATAAACTTAACGACTTGATCGTATGGTAATCTAGACAAAGCACTTAAGATAATTTTAACTTCTTCGATCGTAAACTCTAATTTGTATTTCATTTTATTTACCTCCTTTATATGTTTTTAGTAATTCAATGAATACTTTTGTTTTAATAATCGACTTGTCAATTTCGTCTTGAACATACTTTTCAATTTGACTGCTACCTGCAATAACTTGATTTTGACTTATAATCTTTTCAATCTCTTTAATCGTAGATAAATTGACATCAATGTTAGACATATCAAGTTTATCTGGTTTAGGTATATGAATGTCTGGTACTTTTTTACCTAAAGATACTTTAGATATATAAGACGCTGACACTCCATACTTTACTGCAACATCTTTGTTTAGCATTCCTAATCCCACGTCAGCTAAGATTTGCATATCAATCTCAGCGCTAATTCGCTTTGGCATTGGCCACCTCCTTTAACTCTTTAGGGATTTCTTTCTTGTTATCCGCTAAATATAACAACCCAATTGAGCGTCGACTAATTAGGTTATTAACAAGTTGGTTGTCCATAAATACGTTACTGTAATCAATTGCTAGTGGTATTTGTAATAGTAGCGGTGCAATCTTTGACATAGCATTAATTACAATCCAGAAAGGATCTTGTTGATAAGAAGACACAGCAGTAACTGTAATTAAGATAGCAAACAAGAATGTATTAATTAAAGCCCACAAAACTTTTGCACCAGCATCTTTAACGATTCTACGTTCGTTACTATTAATTAATGAATAACTATCAACACTAAGGCCTTCATTATCACTGCCGTTATAAACAAACATCGGACTAATGTATTTAAAATGTTTGACACGCCCATCAACAACGTACTCTTGTATGTAACTTTCATCTAACAATTGTAGTAAACGTTCTTTCTTTTTAAGATACTTTTTTTCTCTACGATTAAGTTTACCCAAGCTTTTTAAAATATCTTTACCATCTTCTTTTCTACGTAAAGATTCAAAGTATAGTTTAGTTTTTTTACGGTCTTCATAATTTGTTTTTTGTTCTAACAAGTCGATATCGTATTTAACATTTGTTTTATGTTGTTGGATTTTACGGTGGTAATTAAACACGTCATGCAACCAAGGTTGAAACGTAACAGGGTCTAAATGTTTTTCTGTCATGTCTTCGACTTGATTAGATAAGTCTACATACCGTTTGTATCTTTCTTTAGCAACCGTAACTAAATAATTAAACAAACTATAAAACAATATAATAGCTGAGCCTAACGAAATAATCGTTGAGACGTACCAAAATGGATATTCAAAAAAGAACTTTGTGTAAACTTGAACTTCAAAATTTTCTGGTACTTGAACTTCAAAAAAGTTTGTACCTGGATTTTCTATAACATACGTACTCTTATAAAGAGCAATCGCTTGTTGCGAGTACCAAGTGATACGGTAGTTGCTGTTTTCAACTTTCATCGCAAGGTATTCAGTATACGTCGTGTCAACGGCACCGACTGTGTACTGAGCTTGTCCTTCAATGATTGGCAACACACCGTTGATGCCTAAAACAACCATTAATGAAACCAGCAAGAAAATAACACTACGTGATTTTTTATTTGTGATCAACGTAGTTGCTTTATCAAACGCTGCTTCAACTTTGGTTTGTCTAAGTTCAGCCATATTAAATTCCTGTCAAACTATTAATAGTTGTTTTAATTAATTGGAATTGTTCATCACGTTCTTTTTCTTCTGTATAAGTTGCACTAATTGGTTCTCTTACATCTGCTAACCAAATAGTTAATGCGTACATTTCTAGTGTTTGCATAGTTTGTGGGATTGTAACTTTACCATAAGCTACAATAGAACGAGCATCAATAGTTACATCTTTTAATTCAACAAATTTAGTTTCCATATTTTTTCCTCCTAAATGTGGATAACGTATTTAACTTTATCTTTTAAACGGTTTACTTCTTTTGCATTAACAATTTTTTCTAAACCTTTTGCGTATCTTTTGTTATCTACATGCAACACGGCGTGTATTGGACGCATATACATTTTTAAATAATTAAACATTTCTAATAGTAATGTTAATCCACCTGCTCGATACTCTGGCATAATGTATGTTTCTGTTACAAATAAATAACTGTCATTACTTAAATCTAACGAAACAAACCCTATAGTAATGCCTTCTGGATTAACTAACATTAAACATTCGCCTTTAATTAATTTATAATGAAGCGTTGTTATCTTTATAAAAAAGTGTTCGTTATCAAAGAAAAGAAATTTTTTGTCTTGTTCAGACATCTTATTAAACATTTCTATAACTTTATATAAGTCTGGATGTGAACTGTAGTGTATCATCCGATGCTTGGGTCCCATCCACCATCATTATCCTCATAAGGATTTTGTGGTTCATTAGTTATATCTTCGTAATCAGGTTCATCAATGTCAGGGATTGGTACATCTATATACGTTTCAGTATCAATAACACTCATTGTATGTATATCACCATCATTGTCTTGGTTTTTTAAAGTCGTTACAATTTTACTATGTTGACAATTTTTACAAAAATAAATATCAATTAAACGATTTAGCCCTTGAATCTTACTAGACAATAATGTTAATCGTGTGCTTTCACACTTGTCACATTTTAGTTCCGTCATTCTTTACTGGTTCCTCCTCTTTAACTTCTTTAGCTAAGTCTTGAATAAATCGTTTATGATCAGCTGCTTCTTCAGGAGTCATCTCCATAACAGTTGTTTGTTGATGAGTAATTGATTCTGAAATAAATTGAACATCAGGAAACAATTCTTTTAATGTATTATTAAAAACTTTAGCAACAGTATCATGAATTGCTTTACGCGTTTGGTATAAAGCATTATCTTTATCTGCGTCTTTAAAAATATAAGCTTTAGCTTCAAGTTCACTTTTACTAGCAGGACGCATTACAGGTAAGTCAGCCAACACTGCAACTAAACCTAAACGAATACTACTTAGAATCGCACTAAGGTATGGTTTAATATCAGTCGCTATACCACGTTTTAATTTAGGTACAATACGCGCTTCAATGGTTCCTGCAACAGGATCTGCTACAAAACTAAACTTGATAACTGCTTTGTCATTCTTTGGCACAAGTATGCCTCCTTGTTTTCTATGAGTATATCATAACATATAAAAAACACAAGATGTGTATATCTTGTGTTCTTTGTGTAATATTTACAATTGTCTACTTAAAGCCTTGACCTAAGCTTGGGTCTTGTTGCATTGCATTCTTTTCTTCGATTAAGATTGTAATTGCTTGTTGAGCAGCTTGTTCTTCAGATAATCCTTGCGATAGTAACCGACTAAAGATTGAAGCAAAGTTAGTAAGGTCAGCCACCAATGTTTCAGCTGTACCATCTTGCTCATTTTTTTCAAGTCTTTGTAAGAATAAATCTTTTTGTGGAAAGTCTGAGTACTTAATAAGATCTTGTGGTGTAATAATCTGTGGTTTAATTTGATACTGTGCTTGCATTTCATATAGTGCTTTAGCAGAATCAAACAAGTTTGCTTGGTTCATTGGCAATAATGTAGAAGCCGCAATATTATAATCAAACTTCATACCACGTTCTCTTAATTGATCAAACTGAATCTTACGTTGCTCAACAATTTTATTAGTACCTGTGGCAGATAGCTTTGGAACAACATAAGTTTTATCACCGCCGTAAGCAAAATAGTATTCTAACACAAGTTTAGTTAAGTCTTCACAAAATTCTTCAAGTAAAGTAATACGTGAGTTATCAGTAAGCATCGTTACCCGTGCTTGGAATGCTTGCGTCGCTCCAGTGGTTTGAATACTATTTGTCATACGACCTTTATAATATGGATCAACACCCGTTACTTGAAAGATAGATTGTTCTAAACGTTGTTTAATATTACCTAAGTCAGGAATAACTGGGACATCTGTGTAATAAACAATATTACGTGGGTCACCTTTGGTTTCAAACGAAGCTCCAGGAGTGTTGCCATAGTCAGCAAACGATCTCATGTTAATACGCCCATCAGTATTTACAAAGCGTACGCGATTAAGTACGCGGTATGGTTGGGTTGCTTCCATTGAATCTAACATATTTAAAGCAATAACTGTATTTAAAATTTTAGTTAACTTAGAGTTTCCATATGGATTACCATCTGGTCTTTGTGGCGTATAGCATACAACAGGAAACCGTTTAAGTGGTATGTTTAAGTTTTCATAAATAATAGTAGTTTCATCGATAATAAAGATTTGATCAATGTTACCTTTGTCATTTCTAATAAAACATTCAATTAAAGAAACAGTTCGGTTACCTGTAGTTATGTTTGTTTCATAACCTCCAATACGATTGACTGCAGTTTTATCACTAATAACATTTTTATTTTTTGCTACAAACTGTTCAACCCCTACTTTAAAGTCAGGATTTTTTAAAAGAACATCAACGTTAACAGCACGTTCAATAAAAATAGCTTCACCATCTTTATATGTATCAACACTTGGATCGAAATATAATTCTTGTGGTGACAACGCTTTTAGTTTGATATGTCCTTTTGAAGCATCCCAGTCTACGCGCATTGCACCAACGTTATATAACTCAGCATTTTCACCGACGTGTAAGTATTTATTTTTCATACCCCACTTGCTCCAGTTGTAAGCAACGAATGCATTTAGGTCTTGTACTGTTTTTTCGTCTTGAATAAAACGTGGGGTAAGTGTACCTACAAACGAGCCACTGTAAATAGAATTTAAAAAACCTTGAACAACGTATTCAAAGTAGTTCCAGTCTGGAGTAATCGTATAATCTTTTAAATTCTTTTTAAAGATTGACCAAAACTCACCTTTATAAAGTGAGCGTATTAAACGCCATTCACGTAATGTACCTTGTTTAAATGCTCGATACTCATCAAACTTTGTCATTAACTTAAATACATCGTAGCTATACTTATCCATTACTTCTTACCTTCTTTTGTTTTAATAGCCTTTTCAATAGTAGGTCCATCCATAATTTCACTAATAGTTCTAGCAATCGCATCCCCTTGCTTTTGAGTACTATTAATAATAGCTTCTTCTAGTTCTTTATCACGAATATTTTGTTGTTTGATTTGTTCTTTTAAAGCTTGTTCATTTAACTCTGCTTGTTCTTCTTCAGGATTTTCGCCCATAACACCACCGTGTTTTGCAAGATTAATAATATCTTGGATTTTTTCAGGAAGGTCTCCATCGTTATCAGGAGTTCTGTCTGCTTTATTAATTGTAGCTTTACTTCGGGATATACGCGCCGAGCGGTTTGTTGAAATCTTCTTCGGGTCTTTCATCATTTTCGTCATATACACTAGTTGCATATACTGGCCCACTGCTACCAGGATAAGTAAGATTACTGCCAAAGCTGTTAGAATTTCCATCATTTGTATTCTCCTTTAATGGGTCGTAATAATTTTGTTTCTTTTTAATTATAGCATCTTTTTGTTTATCATGGACAAAACTCTTACCGTTGGGTAAGTATACATTAAGTTTTAATTCTTGTAAATTATGTGGGAGTTCAACAACAACAAATTCTAAAGCAGTAATGCCATGATCGTTACCGTCTTCAGGCTTGTCTGTTGATGCTCCATTTTTATCTAGTTTAAATTTATAGTTAAGCGCTTCGTCAATTAAAAACTCACATGTTGAAAAAACTTCTATCTGACTGTGATTAACAAGCGAGTTCATTTTAATAATACGCGCATCGTGTGATGCAAATGATGGTTCAAAATATAAACCTTCTGCTTCAAACATACTACCAATCGTCACCAAGTTGCTTTCGCGTTTGCTATAACTACGTCCATCAAATCTAGGTTGCATAAGTAAGCCGTCAAGATCAGTCCCATTAACTTTAGTTTCTTTACGATACTCTTTTGCCAGTGTTTTAATATCAGAGTTGTTGATACGTAGTTCGTCATACACATAAAGCTTTTTGGTTTCTGTAGAAAATGCTGTATAAATTACGTGAGTTGGGTCATTTATGCCGTAATCTACCCCAATTGCGTAGTATAGTACACGCTTTCCTGACTCGTCAAACGCTCTAGGAAGTGAGTGCGGAGGCACAATACACACCCCAAAGTTAGGAAATACTAGGTTAGTTGAAAAGTTAAAGCTACCTTTATAGTATTGTTGGATGTACGCTTTAGATTTTCCTCTAGTTTGTTCCTCTTCATAGGTAGCAGGCAGGTAAGGGTTAGCACTTGTAGAAATAATCTGTGTGTATTTTTGAGGATCTCGGTCTTTGTTATACTTATACCCTTCGTTATATGCGTCTCCATAAAACTCTACAGTAGCAGAATCAAGTAAGAACTTCGACTTTACCCAACCTGAGTCAGGGTTTGTTTCTAAGTTTATATGTCGAGCATCGATTCGATACTTAGGTTTAAAGATTTGTTGGTTCGGATCCCACTGCATAACAGGTTGTCCGTTTGAATCTGTTTCAGGAATCATAGCATTGGTATTACGAATACGAGATTGCAACATCGTAAACGCAGCAAAGTTAACATCGGATGATTCTACGATCACCGCCATCGTTAAGTTAATCGACTTTAGTTTTGTTTCATCATCAAATGAACGAAACAATATTTCAGACCCATTGGTTAATTGCAGTTCATGCTTTTGATCGTTCTTACGTCGAATAAGTTTCATAGGAAAAATACTATAAAACTCTTTGACAAACGTAGCTTCTAATGCTGGGTATGTTCGTGCAGTTACTGCCACACGTGCTCCAGGTATTAACATAATATGTTTAATCACATCTTCGATGTTGGCACGAGACTTACCAGAACCATAGCCACCAGCTGTCATCTTATAACGTTCACGTCTACGTAAAAACATTGCTTGGTATGATGTTGGTTTAAAAGTATTAACCAGTGTTCCACATTCTGGACATTCTTTAAATGAATTGCTTTCACTACCGTTGACGGCTTTAGCTGCTACTAAAGGTTTGTTACAGCGCGGACAATGTTGGACACGACTAACATTAATATATTGTGGAGTTGCTTCTGCTAATGACGCTTCTGGTTTTACAGAAATACTTTTAGTAATGTCAAAAACTTCACCAGTACTTTTATCGACAAGATATTGTTCATCAAGAATTGACTTAGGCATCTTACAATCCTAGCTTTTTGTTTTCAGCAACAGGCGGTAAGAACTCAGTCTCGTCTGTAGTCAGTGGTGTTTGAATGTAAATATATTGCACAGGCGTAGCAAAGTTAGGGCGATGATCATCACGGTATTTAATTGCGGCGTTTAGTTTAGTAGCGTCTGCCATCCCAACATGCACGCCATCTTTCATATACTTGTTAACGATAATCCCTGCTTGGGTATAAATAATTTTATCAATGTAATCTTGCACACGGCTATCAGATAAAAACATTTGCCAGTCGTGATAGTTTGTATTTTGTCCTATTAACGTAGCTAGTTCGTGTGGATTAGATATAAATAAATTATCGTATACATGTGAAATTGTTTCTGCAAAGTTCCACAGATTAACAAGATGTAATAATTTAACTTCTGTTTTAGTAAACATTTCTAATGAGATCATATTTTACCTTTCAAGTGAGGTAGATTAATAGAAACACCTCTACGATTAGGTTCCAATATTAATGGAACTTTATGTTTATAGTATACACCTTTACCACTTACACCTGTTCGATAAAGTGTAAATTGCTCCATCGGGTAGAATCTAGTCATCGATAAGATTTCTTTTCTAGCTTCTATTAAATTTTCAAACTCAAAACTTTTAATAACACTAGCTTTACGTTGAACAAGCAGTGCTTTATTTCTACCACCTGATTTAAAATTAATACCAGTAATGCCTTTAAAATTATTTAAACCATTGTAGTTGTCTAAATCTTTCATATCTTTTAAATTAGAAAATATAAATTGAAAAGTTGTTCGAAGAAATATTAACGTGTATTTTTTAAACTCGTGCATAAGCCAAGCTAATCCTGCTTCTGTAAGATATAAACGATACTCATCAAATAGATTAAAGTTTTGATTATCTAATGTAAAAGAAATTTTAGCGTGTAATGCATACGCTTTTAAAAACACCGCTAAGTTTGCAGAACGTAATGGGTACTTTCTTACAGTGTCAGAAGTTAAAAGACCAATGCGCAAACATTGGTCTATGTACTGTTGAATTAAATCTTTCATTACATGCCGGCAATTGCTTCGTCTAAGGCAGCCATTTGATCTAAATCTTCTTCAGTATCTTCTTCTTCGATAGGTTCTAATTCAGGAGCAGGTGCTTCTCCAGACGTTAACGTCATATTGGTTTCTGTAAGTTCAGTAACAGTCATACCCATGGAATTAACCATGTTAAGAACTTCGATTAATTGCATCTTGTCCATTTCACCAACTTGAATGGAAAGCATACCTTGGTCTGGCATTTCTTCAAAGCCAATACCCATGCCTTCTAAAGCGCTAATAATTTCTTCAAACATTTTATTTACCTCCTTTTTGTATCATATTATGCAGTATCGACCGATAAGGTTCCGCCACCATTTCCATATCTTGCATATGAACATCATAGTGACCATTTTTAATGAGCTCAGCGTGGTACATAAACTTACCAAACGCGTCATCCGATTCTGGAATATACTGACGAGCAAACAGTTCAATTTCTAATCCTAAGGTTTCATCACCTTTAGATTGTTCTTCAGGGTATGGCATCTCGATTTCAACTTCGATTGGCATTTCCATTTCCATTCCTATTTCCATGGTTTCTGGGAATACATACAAGTATTGTTCGTCTACACTATACTGTACACCTTTTTCTTCAAGGTGGTCCATCATTGATAGCATTAACATTTGATCAACATCAGTAATATCAACGACAATCTTTTCCGGCCATTGTTCATAAGGAACACTCATGTCATCGAGCATCATCATAAATTCAGTACATTTGGGATCCATGTGCACAAGTTATCCTCCGCCTTTAAAGTATATCACAAAAATTCTTTCAGTAAATTTGTTTCTACTTCTGTAATAACATTACCATACTTTATAAAAAATTCACAACGTTCTTTTAAAACGTTTAGCTCTTCGTCCGTTGCAATTAAGAAGTACCGGTTAGGACTTGACGCTTTGATATAGTCTCGCCACCACTCTTGTAGTGGACTCAAGTCATAGTAACTAGTACCTTTGAACTCGACGTAGATCGTACCGCCGTGTTTAGGTAATTGTAAAAACCTGTCGGGAAACCCTTTGGAGGTGACGACAGGTCCTTTAATAGCGACAATCTCTTTGGACTGGCACCAGCGTACAAAAATACTTTCTAATCGTTTCTCAGTTGTGCTCACTACTCTATGATACCATTTTTACGCAACGTATCAATGGTACCTTTGTAGAGATCACGTTGTTCTTCAAGATGCGCATTCTCTAAACGCAAGTCTTTGATTTGTTTACTAGCGTTACTAATTACGTTAAACAGTAAGTTAAACAAGTCTCGCGTGATCACGTGTGCCCGTTCACCTGCGCTGTTAATATATTGGTTACCATAGTTAGCTTTGGTATTCTTTTCAACAATACAGAACCGACGCTTGTTACTATTAGGCATTGATGTTTCACATTCTAATAACTGTAAGCTGGTTGTATCTAACAAGATACGTTCACTGCCTGGTTTAGAAACCACCATGCCCATGCCGCCGACTACTTCTTTGGTTACTTGTTCTGGGTTTTCAGCTACAGTGTCTAACGTTGCGTTACGTTTTTCTTGCGTGACTTGTTGAATCTTTTTATTAATTGCTTCGAAGTCCATGACTATAACTTCTTTCCATGTTTATATGGACGCGTAATATTAAACTGATGTTTTTCTAAGACAGCAGATTCCATGTCGATGCCAAAGTATTCAGCAAGATCAAGCACACGGATAATTACATCAGCAAGTTCAGCTGGGATACCTTCTGGTTTACCACCTTCGCTATAGTATGCTTCTTTTTCTTTGCGACCATTTCGGTATTCTTCTAAAGCTTCAGACAGTTCGGAATGGACTAGCGCAAGTAGTTCAGGAATGTCTCGGTGTTTTTCCCACCAGCCATGTTCTTTAGCGTTGTGATGAATCATTTCTTGTAGTTGTTTAAGATGCATAATTAATCCTTCTTTTCTACGTAACAGATTTCATAACCCATTAACGTGTGTTTTGTTTTGACAAACTTACCATTAAGCGCCAGTGAGACCATGGGTCTCGACACGGCTATGTACGCAGCGACTTCGTCTTGAGTTTTAAATAAGTGCCATTCGTCTTCGTCTAATTTACGCACACCGATCAATCCACGTCTATGCTTCTTTTTCATCAATGTACTCCTTAACCTGGTACTTTAAGAACGTCCAACCTTCTTCAGCAATTTGGGGAATACTAACGAGTAAATCCCCACCATCTAAAACTTGTAGCACTGTGCCTATCATTCCTTTACGGATACCTTTGACAATATCTTTAAGGTGTATGTTATGGACAACGACTTTACTTCCTTTTTGCACGGGCTTTCTCCTTTGCTTTATCAGCGGCGATATCTCTTTCGACTTCTAAGTAACCAAGCTTATGCTCTAACTGTACTCGGATTTTGTCATTACTTTCCATCTTAATACTTAGTTTTAAAAATGTAATTGCTTTATCATACGTTTCGAATGTACGCCCTAAGATTCTAATCATGTGTTCCTCCTTTCGTTACGGCTGGGTAAACTTGCAGCAAATCTTTTAACATCTCTGGTCGATCTGCATAGATCCGTTTACGCAGTAACTCTTTTGTTAACTGGTACATCGGATTGCTTTCATTGAAGATGACGTAGTAGTAGAACTCGGTGCCGTGTTTACAGATGTACTTATCGTAATATAAATACTGTCCTGCAACTTGGTAGAAGTCTCTGATCGTCAGTCTTCCATCTCTTTCAAACACATTGTGTTTATAAATCTGGTAGAGTGTTGTTGCTTTAACCAAGGCTGTTTTACTTCTTATCGCATCTAACTCTTCTATGTTATGTTCAATCTTGTGGGCTTTGATATCAATAAACTTTGTAAAGAATTCTAGTGTTTTCATAAGTAGTCCGCCATGATTGATTCTAAATCTTTAATCGCTATAATTTTAACTTCACCTGTTTTTGTAACTATCGTTATCTTGTTATCGATGATTTTAATTTTTATACTTAGCTCGCGGTTAATATAGATTCCGTCAGGTTCTTTGACGAAACCCATATTGAGTAATTCAGTGTGCATCAGAGTAACAACTTCTGGATTTCATTATCGAAGAAGATGGTGCGTTTCACACCTTGTACATAATAAGAACCGTTCTTATGTATCATCGTTGCTTTGGCTAAGTGTCCTTCAATTAAATTTTGGAAACCGTTTGTACCTTTGTTACGAATCGCTTTGCGTCCATTCGCTTTACAGTATTGTTCGTACATCCGATAGAGATCACTACGCAACATTTCATCTTTGTTATTTGTCGTAACGTTAATGCATTCTTGCCAGAACATCCCAATGATGTCTGAGTCGACGCGGTACTGTAAGAACTTCTGTTCGATGTTATGTGGCTTTGGTTCTTGTTTAATCTTAAGTCCCTTGTGCTTAAAGTAATTTAGATATAACCAAGCTTGGATTTTAGGGTACTCTTCTGCCAGCTTGTTTAAGAGGTTGGGGTCCTCTTTTACAATCTTAAAATCAAATGGAACTAAGATTAATCGTTTGAAGATAGGATCAAGTGCAGACCAGTCTCCGAAGTTAATCAACGAGTTAGCAATGACAAGCGGTGTCCCACAGACGTTGACTTCATAGTTTCTGGAATACGCTGGACGAATGACAGTCATAATCTTATTGCCAAACTCATCACGTCCACCTTCAGTAATTTCTTTAATGTTCTGTGTTGATGCAACCATACGTTCATCGATCTCATTAAAGATTAATAAACTTCTACCTTCAGTTGCAGCCAACGCGTCATCTTTTTTATACGAGCTTTGTGGTTGTGAGTTCAGATACTCAGCGTTCATACGGACAGCATGCGGTCCAAGAATATCTTGTAAGACTTTGATGACTGTACTCTTACCGTTACGACCTGACTCACCGATAAAGTAAATCATCACTTGGTTGTAGTTGTATGGTGACATCAAGTACGCCAACACTTTATGGAAGTAGGCAACTCTATCTTTGTCGTTTAACATATACTCACTGATCAACTGTAACCATAATGTTGGTTCATCGTCTGTCGTGTTAATCGGAACTGGACTAATGTGCATCAAGTGTAAGTCTTGGGTATCTTTAAAGGCAACTGGTTTTAGATTGAAGCTGACTTTACTCATGTCGAGAATCGCACGTCGTCCATCTGTGGTTTCAAAGTAACGTAAGTTTTCGGTTGCATTCACAATGTCAGCACTCTTACGTATCGTAAAGATAATCGCTGTCTTGATCCGCGCAGCCAATGCGTTGAGTCTACCTGGAACAAAGAATGCTTTGGCATATCTATAAAAGATTTCATCCTTTGCTGCTTCGGCTTCTTCAGCAACGACACTGAAAAAGTCTGTTAACATATTGCGTAGTTTGGTTTCGTCTTGTTCGAAGTGCCATAGACCATTGATGTTGTCATAGACCAACATCTGTTCTTTGTCTTCGACATACTTGAAGTACGAACCTAACCACTCAAATGTTTTTTGTGGAATCGGAATCGCAGCATCACTTGTCAACTCAGCGACGAACCTTTTGATTTCCGGTTCGGACAAGTTCGAACGATCTTGAAACATTGTGAATACTTCTTTCACGTGCTTACGAAGATGCGCTTTGTAACTCGTCAAGTAGTTATTAAAAACTGCCATGTCTGTATCTCCTATCTTGGAATTATCCCGTTTCTATCGGGCTTTTCCTACTTCTGCTATGAGTATAGCATAGTAGAATTTATTTGTCAACACATGCAACACAGAAAGTACACAGTCTGTGTATTACATCTTGTCTACATTGTCAAGTAAAATATTAAACTTGCGAGTCCACCCGCTGCTGCAGAAACTGCTAACACATAAAGCAGTCCTATAATAAATGGCACCCAACCAAACATGATAAGTTCATAGACTGGTGTCCGTTGGACGAACAACATAAAGAATAGGGCGACACTAAATGCAATTGTGAATACCATCATTTCTCCTTGCTGACGATGTCCGCTTCATAGAGGAAGTCGTCTGTATCTTCGGTCACCCAAGCATGCTCTTGTTCACAGCTATACTCCTGGGTATTAATTTTCCAAGGTTTGTCTTTGTACTCCTTGGTGACGAAGCTCGGTTCATACCAACGTAAGATCCGGTTGTTGGGTTGCAGTGCGAACTGTCCTGTCTCCAACATGATGAAGTGATGCGACTTATGTTCTTGCGGATCTTCGGATAACGTGAAGTCCATCCCGTTGTTCTCGTTGGCTCCCCATTGGATCGTGTACAAGTAAGTCCCTTGTAACGTCGTTCGGTTTTTCATCCTGACATCGACACTAGCATTATACACATAGTTCAAGGTTACTAAGCTGAATACTTTAGAGAAGCAGTCCCACAACTGTAGACTATGGAATGGGTAAGTCTCCCAGACCTTTTCGTCTTCTGGTAACTTCCATGCTAAGGCAGAGATCGGTAACTTGTCCCGCATCATGCCATACTCGGTCAAGACTTGGAACAGTGCAGCCGAACCTTCGTTGCATCTGACCGAGATCAGAACCGCCTTCGTGTACTTGCCTACGTACTCGGGCGCATCAGGTTTGTCAAAAAAGAACCCATCCCGTACGTAGACTTTCATTGGCGGCAAGCTTGCTTCAATGTATGCCATAGTGATCTCCTGTATGTAGTATAACACAGACAACACAGAAATACACAACAACCTGCAGAACCTGTGCACCTGCTTCTGTGATAGCTGCCGAACTCGCGCACCTGCTTCTGGTAAGACAAGCGGTTGGTTTCTGGATTTAGTATATCATACCTTAGCCGACATCTGTCCAGGATCGACTATGGTTGCGACTTAACGTCCTACGAAGGGTTGGCGAATTAAGGTGCCATCTCTATGATGTAGCGCATGTAGTATAAGTAGGCACTTCCCTTGGAGTATCCTATAGAGTGTCTATTAGATATATATAATATAGGAGGTATAAGGACTGACTGATTGTTTAAAAGATATACTACTTATACTACTTATACTACTTTAGTCGTTGTAGACGGTATGTTTGCTCAAGTGCTTATACTACCTGTATACTACCATTGGAGAAAAGCTCGCTATATATATTTATATATATATACACCCCCACAACAAAATTGCATTTAAGAACCACCCCCCCCCTACCCCCCAGGCACTACCCTCATTATAAAACTATTACATATAATACATGTACCACAACAATAGGTACACCGTAAAAACGTCATACCGCAAGGTATCTACCTTTTCCGCGCGTTCAGAGCCACAATAACCCGAAGGGCACAGTAAGTTTCCAACTTACGATCAGTGCATCGTAGATGTTATTAGGCTCCTTACGTGTTAATATCCTTGGATTCATAAGTTTTTCGAGTACCTCTATTTGTCACTACATATACTATATCTACATAATTTTACATATCTAGACCATATGAATCTAATCCACACCCAATAACGTGAGCCCGCTCACAACCATTCTCAACCTCCGGCCTCGCCTGGCGTTTTTATTAAACTACGGATACACTAGTCGTGTCAACTACACCCGCAAAACCAGAGGAGGGCATAATTATGCCATTTTATTTGACTTTAGGAGATGGAAAGAATGCAATCAATGCATTTGAAGTAACTCTTTCCAGCAAAGCTGGTGGAACTCGTGTCCGTACATTCATGTATGACCCGACGAAAATTGGCGTCAAGCAAGAAGCCATTGGCACGATTCCTTTGGATCGCGCTAATCTTCCTGTTGGAAGTGTCTTCGTTTACGAAGCCGCACCTACTTCTGAAAAGAAGTAGGTCGCTTTTTTTTAAGGTCATAGACCTTAGAAACCTATTATAAACACTGTTAAGTGTATGTGCTAAATGCACAAAAAACAGGATGTTCCTGTTCGGTTTTAGTACTTTCCATATAAAAAAGTACATATATGAACTAATAAGGTAAATTCCTTTAATAGTTCACCAAAGCTTATTGCTCTAGGAGGGGCACAACATGCGTAAAAACGCAAAAACAAGTCGTTGGGTTTTAATACAAAATTTTGATTTAAAATCAAAGACATTCAGTACTACATTTGACAAACCTGTTTTATATGAAGTTAATACAGGTCGTATTGTTACTAAATGGCCTACAATTAAATAATGCGGGATAGGCTGAACAACGTAAGTCCTATCTTGTGTCTATTAGCAGTTACCCTTCTGCTATAACAAAAAGGGAAACCAGGGTTGTGACCTACACAAAGCTTATCTAGGAGGATAATATGTCTAAAAAACTAAAAGAACTGTATATTGCTTTAAACAATGCAATGAATTCTGGACGTATTGATGAAGAGTATCTTCAATACATTGATCGTCTTCAAGATGAAATACAAGCATTAGAAAATCAAACACAAAAACCTATGCAACAATTATCAATACTATCTGTCTATCACGTTCCATCACTAGAAAAATTGTATATTAAAGTTGTTGATGTAGATGGTCCACGTTATGTTTTAGAACTTGTTGAATATAAAGAAGATGCTTCTGTGTTCAATCAAGATCAAGTCAAAGAATTACTTGAAGATTTTCGTTCACATAACAAAGACCAAGCTTACTTCTCTAATGAACTTCTTCATACTGAAATGAAAAAAGGTCTTGTTGAATTTCACAAGGAAATATTATGACATTCGAAGAATTCTGTAAACAAGCTGAAGCATCTCCCTTCCACTGGGAGATCTTCGGCGAAATGAATGAACTTCTACATGAAGGTTATTCAGAACAACAAGCTTATACCCAAGCATTAGCTTACGGATATGACTTGGAACAAGAAGCATTACGCTTTGAAAAAAGTCTACAATAACATAGTAAACTACACAGACTTTACACACCTGTGTAGTTTGCGTTTAATGAAAGGAATAATTATGGAACACACAGTGTTACTTTCTCACAATGCTATG